TTCACTGGCGTAGGCATGCGCAGAGCATGGAGCCATTCTTGGTGGGTGAGTACCACCTGCTCTAGTTTTATCGCCGTCTTTTCTTTTTTCGTTCCACTCATCACTAAAGTAAATAAATTCCATATTACAATATACGATTTTTATTATAAATATCCAACTATGCTATTCCGGAAGGTTCCCCTATACAGTCTTTTTCTCACTTTACCAACTATTTCACAAAAAAAACCCCACCGGTTAGGGCAGGGTTTGTTAAATTCGCGCGTGGCGACTTCGTCGGTTAGAGAGAAACGCCCCCTACGCCTTCGTTGCCTCCATGTTCGCTTTTTTGTAAGGAGTAATCAACTTTTTAATTTCTCCTGCTGCTTTTCTAGCTCTTGCTTGAGAAGCTTTTGTAGTCCCGCTATTGTTTTCAGCTAGGATGTTAAATTGCTCTGCAATTTCATCGAATAATTCTTCTTTGTTCATAATTGTTTAATTAATTTATATTTAGTGAATGAATAACTATACTTTAAGATATAGCTGAAAAATAAATCTCCTGCTATTGCGTTAATGAAGAAAGGAATTGCTAAAGTATAACAAAGTACAAACCCTTCTATAGTTTTAGGATAACCAGTTAACCATACTCCAAAGTTAGTAACAATGAAAAATAGTAAACTGCTCATTAGTATATTTTTAGTTTTAATCGTCTTCCAGTAGTGACCTAGTAAACTGATGGCTAAGAAAGAACTGTAGACCCAAATTGATATAGAATAGAAACCTAAATAAAGATCTGATACTGCTAATGCAATTAATGGTAGTAGTGTTCCTAACACTCTATTACTAAATGTTGTAGCTCCAAATAAAGCTAAGGCTGTTATAGGTGTAAAATTAGGAGGGTGTGGAGCCAATCTAACAAATACTGCTAACAGCACAAACATTAAAGTTAAAATTTCTTTTCGGTTATACATCTTTAGTATTTGGACATATAGGTATTGGAACCATTTTATGCCTATTGTTATGTTGGAAACCGTAGAATATTTTTAATACTTCTTTTTTTCTTTTAGTTAGCTTTCTTTTATCTCCTCCAAAAGTCATTGCCCATTCTAATTCATCGTAAGTACATCCGATTTGATCTTCATCTGTTCTTCCGTCGTCCCATAAGCCATCTGTAGGTTTTGCTTCTATGATATCTAAAAGAAGTCCTAATTCACATGCTGCTTCTTTTACTTCTGATTTCATTAGGTCAGCTATTGGGCTAATATCAACTCCTCCGTCTCCATATTTTGTATAGAAACCTATTCCAAAGTCTTCAACCTTATTACCTGTACCAACTACTAATCCATTAACCATAGCAGCAGCATGATATAATGTAGTCATCCTAAGTCTAGATCTTGAATTAGCTAATGCTAACTTATCTTCTTTTTCAAATACATTTTTAAATGCCCAGAATAATTCATTTAAATTAAACTGTAAAGGAACTACGTTATCGTACTTATTACAGAGCCACTCAATATGAGCTTCAGCTCTGCTAAGTTCTTCTTTATTCTGCTCAATTGGAAGTGAAACTACATATGTCTGTACTCCTGTTTGAGCACATAAGGTAGAGGTAACGGCGGAGTCAATCCCGCCGCTTACTCCAACAACAAAAGTCTTTTCGTTTGCTTCCTTACTGTAATTACGTAACCAATCTGTAATAAATTTATATTTCATTATCCTAGTAACATTTGTTGAGCTGCGTCTAATGGTGCTTTTGTTTCTTCAGTTTTATCTAACGATACTACTGCTTCAGTAATTAACATCGTTCCAGCTACTGATACGGCATTCTCTAATGCTAACCTAGTAACTTTAGTTGGATCGATAATACCTTCTTTAAACATATCAGCAAAGTCTTCAACTCTTGAGTTATAACCATACCATTTATCTTTAGTTTTCTTTTCAATCGCTTTTCTTATATCATCGATTTCTGGTTCATCAATTCCAGCGTTAAAAAGAATCTGATAGAATGGTCTTTCTATTGATTCTAAAAGTATCTGTATTCCTACTTGCTCACTAGCAGTAAGATTTTTATAGTTACCTTTATCTTTCTTATCTCTAATCTTTTTAGCAGCATTAAGTAATGCTACTCCTCCTCCAGGTAAAACACCTTCTTCTAGAGCTGCCTTGGTGGCATGTAGAGCATCATCTACTCTATCTTTCTTCTCTTTCATTTCTATTTCAGTATGACCACCAACGTGTACCACTGCAACTCCGCCGATCAATTTACCTAATCGGTCTTGAAGATTTTCTTTCTCAAAAGGTGAATTAGATTCGTCTATCTGAGTTCTGATCTCATCTACTCTAGCTTGAATCTTTTCTTCATCTCCTTTAGCATCAATAATAGTACAGGTATCTTTTGAAACAGTAGCTTTAACAGCTTTACCTAACCAAGCAGGATCAAACTTATCCAATCTCATTCCTTTATCTGATGAGATTACTTGACCTCCTGTTATGATTGCTATATCTTCTAACGTTGCTTTCTTTCTGTCTCCAAAATCAGGAGCCTTAACTGCAGCTACAGGAAGGATACCTCTCATCTTATTAACTACCATAGTAGATAATGCTTCTCCATCGATATCGTCTGCAATTACTAACAGAGACTTATTTTGTTGAGAAACAGCTTCTAATACAGGAAGTAACTCCTTCACCTGGTTCAACCTTTTATCAGTAATTAATACAAACGGATCACGAAGAACAGCAGTCATGGTGCTGTTATCTGTAACGAAGTATGGAGACTTATAACCTCTGTTGAATTGCATTCCTTCAACTGTTTCTAAATACGTTTCTCCGGTCTTTGATTCTTCGATTGACACAACTCCATCCTGTCCTACTTTTTCCATAGCAGTAGAAATCAATTCGCCAACTTCATTATCGTTATTGGCAGAGATAGTAGCGACCTGTTTAAGCTGTCCTTCGTCCGTTATATCTTTACTTACTGATTCTAAATACTCAACTACGTCTTCTGTAGCGAGTTCTATTCCTTTCTTAACTTGTACTGCAGTATGATCTCCAATAGTTCCTAAACCTTTTTGAAACATCTCTCTAGCTAGTAGTGTAGAGGTAGTAGTACCATCACCAGCTTCTTCTGCAGTCTTAATAGATGCTTGTTTAACTAATTGTGCTCCAATATTCTCTAATGGATCTTTTAATTCAATAGACTTTGCAACTGTTACTCCGTCTTTAGTAGAAATTGGATTACCTGATGTTTGTTCAATAATTACATTCCTACCTGCTGGACCTAAAGTACATACAACAGTCTTTGCTAATTTTTCGATACCTTCTGAAAGTCCTACTCTAGCTTTGTGATTAAATTCTAAATCTTTACTCATATTATGCTTCTTTTATAACTGCTAAAATTTCTCTATCTTGTGCGATGTAGTATTCATCTCCTTCAAAGTCAATACGTAATGTACCAATTTTAGGTACTAAAACTACGTCACCTACTTTACAGGATCTAACGCTAATAACTTTTTGTGGATCTAATTCGGATTGTCTTCCTGGACCAATGGCTAATACTTCACCCATTTCAGGTTTTTCTTTACCCATATCTGGTATGACAATATTTCCGTAAGTTTGTTCTCCTTCGTCGATCGGCTTAAGGAGTATTCTATCATTTGTTGGTAATAACTGTTTTGACATAAATCTTTTTATTTATATTAATATAAGAACTTTTATTTGAAAAACAAACCCAGAGCTGGTTTATTTAGCTAATTTTTAAAGTTTTTGGCTCTAAACCTTTAGCATAAGGTATAACAATTTGCAATAGTCCGTTTTTAAAGTCAGCTGTTGCCTTACTTAAGTTAAACTTACTATCAATTTTCCAACCTAAGTTGAATGAGCGTTTGGCAATACCTTTATGGATATAGACATCGTCTAATTCAGCTTTTGGTCTTTCGTAATTTACTCTGATTATATTACCCTCAATAAGAATTTCGATATCTTCTTTAGAGATTCCAGTACAGGCAATATCAATGCCTAGACCATTGTCTCTTTCGTAAATATCTAAAGGGTGGGGTAATTTGGATTCTGCAAGAGGCTTATATGCTCCTGCTTCTTGGAAAAAATTCCTTACTAAAATGTCGAACGGATTTCGTTCTAAAAATAATGTACTCATATCATTTAAATTTGTGACGTCCTAAGATCGTCGGGTTAAAAAAAAATTAAAACGCTCTGGGCTGTTTCTCATTTATTATAAATATCGTTGTTTTTTGTTTTTCTGTTCTTGTCTAAGTCTCTTACTTAGATCTGGTTTAAAAATTAAATCGTAAGGTACTTTAGCTTTATAGAATATATCCTCATAAAATGAGATTGGAATATTTAGTTTTTCCGATAACCATTCTATTTTCTCATCTAAGTACTTTATTTTATCAACATAAAACTCTAAAGGGTATTTAGGTTCTATAGTTCCTGCTTGCCATTTCAAATGATCTCCTTGTTTTAGGTATTTCATTCCGTGTAGCGCTTGCCAAGATTCTGCTTGAGCAATTTTATCTTTACGTTGTAGTAAAATAATATTACTAAACCGCTTACTAAAATCTACTATATCATCTAACGTATAATCAACAGTTTTAAAAGGTATTAATTTAATACATTTAACCTTCTTTAGATGTTTTATGTCTCTTGGTTCACTAATGAACTTAAAGTCATAATTTTTACTTAATTCGTTACCGAGATAAGTACTGCCAGTTCTAGGACCTGATATGATAAGTATACCTTCCATTAATGTCCTTCTGACCAATTATTAGCAATCTCTGGTGGAGCTTTCAAAGTTACTCCAGGTAGTTTAGTTGTATTCTCCATTATCTCTTGAACGTAAGGAGCAAATCTTTCAGCATCTTTTTCAGCTACGTTGATTATCAATTGATCATGAACCTGTGCCTGGCATATAGCATCGATACCTAACTCTTTAGCTTTACGGTTAATAACAAGAGCTGCTCTATTCACTACTGCAGCTGCTAATGACTGCAATTGAAAGTTAAGACAGTTATTAAGGCCGTTACGATAATCTCTATATGCTTGAGTTACTTGATCTCTAGGAGATATTATTTTACCAGTCTTTGGATTAGTTTTAGTAGGTATCTGAGTTTCTAGTTGCTTTCTATATCTCCAATCCATCATACGATCTCCAACCTGCTCATATATACGTTTAACTTTAGGTAAGTGACGTACACGTCCTACATAGTTTTCTATCTTACCGTAAGCCTTAACCATTTCTCTTGATCTTTCTCTCCATGCTGCTAGTTCAGGAAAACCATCTAAGTAACCTTTAATAAGTCCTTCAGCAGTCTTTTGATCTACATCTAAAGTCATTTTAAGAGCATATGCTTCCATACCGTATGCAATACCTAATGAGTAAGCTTTAGCTTTATTACGAGCAACAGGTTCTAACTTCTTAAGATAGTTATCAGCTTTTTTATCAGCTGAGACTCCGTTAGGGAATCTATCTCTTTGCTCGTTTAGCTTCTCAGTTTTTATAGCTACAGTAGAATAGAAGTCCCATCCTTTATTAAAGATCTCTTGAAGAGCTTTATCTCCTGTAACGCTAGCAAAGCAGTGAGGTTCTAGAGATTCGTAATCCGCATCAATAACCTTTCTACCAGGTCCGGCAATTAAGAACTCTCTAACTATATTCACATACTTCATGATTACAGGAGCATCTTCTCCTTCTTCTAGGGGCTTCGGTAACTGTTGAGCATCAGAACCGTATCGACCAGATACAGTACCATTTTGCTTGAAGTAGAAATAGTATCTACCGTCTTCCTGACGGTCTCTAAACCTGTCTACGTAAGTAGATTTTATCTTAAGTAACTTATTATATATACGTAAGTTCTCAGCCCAAGGGTACGTCTTTGCTAACTCTTCTACCATAGACATATCAAATTTATCTCTACCAGATTTAGTATTAGCTCCTGATACTTTAGGTTTAATTCCCATATACTTAAACACAATCTCACCTAAGTGCTTTTTAGATTGAATATTAAGGTATTCACCATCATTAGCTTCTTTCCATAATGACATAGATATCCTAGCTCTCTCTACTTCGTCTATTAACTCTAAATCACCTGTAAGTAAGAATTCCTTAATCTTAGAATCCTCTAACTCCTCTATATTCTTCTGAGTAAGAGAATATTTACCAGTTTTATCAGATTTAGGCAAAGGAAGAGAATAACGCTGTACTAGTCGTTGAGCAAAGTTACCTTTATGAGACGGAGGATAAGCATCGGTAGCAGTATCTACTACCCAGGCTTTAACCTCAGGTACGTCAAGTAAAGATTTCATTACTATCTCTTTATTTTTAGCTTGATCTTCAGTAATTTCAGTATGTATCCTTTCAATTAACTCTACATCTAAATCTACTCCCTGTGCTTCCATAGGCACAGTTACTTCTCTGTAGATAGGCATAACCTCATCTTCAAAGAAAAACTTCTCTAATCCTTCCTCTTTAAGTTTTCCCAAGTATAAATTACATATACGTAGAGTAAGGTCGGTATCAGCAGAAGCATACTTACTAAGAATGTCCAGATCAGCTTTATAGATCTGAAAGCTTTCTTTAGTGACGGATCCTCCATTCTTTTTAATACTTTCTTTTAGTTCAACTTGTTCTTCATTAGCAGCTTTTTCTACATCAAGCCCTAGAGCCTTTTGGTTCATTATCGCTATGGACTTTAGTCCAAAAGGATTACCGAAACCAAAAGCACCTTCTTCATAAACAGTATGAACAAGTAGTCCAGTATCAACCCATACGTCAGGAAGTAAGTCTACACCGAAGTAATTTTTAATAAACTGAACGTCAAACGAAGCGTTATGGAATACAAGTTTTTTTCCTAGTAGCCCTTTAAGTAGATTTCTTGATAAAAGCTCTGTAGAAGTATCATCAATAGTTTGAAGAACTAACTCATCTTTCTCATAATCAAATACTAAAGTAGGTAGGTAAAAACCTATACCTTCATCACCGGATATAGACCATCCAATAATTTTATCTTTCCTAGGATTAAGTCCAGTCGTTTCAGTATCGACTGCTATCACTTCTGACTCTTGTATGTGTTGAAACATTAACTTTAAAGTCTCTGAGTCTTGGACTGTATAATACTTTTTTTCTATTCCCATATATAACTTCTTACTAAATTATCTTTATATTTACCAAACACTTCATTACTTCCTTTCTTATAAGATATGGAAATATTATCAGGAAAACAACCTTTTGGTACATGAAATTCATCAATTCTGTTTGCTCTTCTATTAAAAGCTAATCCTCTGATATCACCGTGTTTTTTCCCACATTTTCTAAAAAATATTCTATATGAAGTTGGGAACATATTATGGGTCTCCTGATAATCTTGATCAGTACCCGTTTTAGAATCATCACCGTTTGCAAAATCTTCATAATCACCTGTAAGGCTGGAAAGTAAATTATACTTTCTTTTAAAGAACATTTCAGCTAATGTTCCTACTTCCACATCCCAAAGTACTTTAGAAAGTATTTCGTCATTTTCTCTATTGGTAATCTTTAGAATGAAATCGACCAACCAAGCTTTCTGTCTTCGCTCGTCTTCGTAATTATTGTAATACGCCATAACCTTTATTTTACTAATTATTTATAACTAAATATAAGAAAAAATATGCAGGGAAGCAACTTATTTGTTAGAAAGTTCCTTGAGTATCTCTGCAGAGTCTATCTTAATTTTATGCTCTAATTCTAATTGAGCAATAACCCTAGTTTTCATTTGGTCATCCCCGTTAAAAAAATTCCAAATTAATGATGTACGAAGTTTACGAATATTTCCTTGTACAGATTTACAACTTAATTCTAATAACTCTCTATCTTCTTCCTCAACTTGAAAAGGAATATCTTTTTCAGAAGCATAGGATATGAGCCCTAATAAATCGTTACTTTCATAACAGTTTTTTAAGTTGTTAAATTCCTCTTCACTTCCTCCTCTGTCAGGGTGGGCTATTTTAGAAGCCGAACGATACAGTTTCTTTACTTTAGATGCTTTCTCTTTCGACTTCTTTTTTTCTTCTTCACCGGGAGGTTTATCTCGCATCTCTCCAGTTTCTTGATTAACCCACATTTCAGTTTTAATGTTATTGAAGTACTTTCCAAATATTTCTTTCCACTCTACTTCTTGTAGATCATACTCTTCTTGAGTATCTTCTAATTCAAGTTGTAAATATTGGTATTTAAGTGAGTACTTCTTTAACAGTCTGGACATTAGTATTCCCCGTATAGGTCAAATTTCATTGGTTCTTCTTCTTCGATTTCAATTTCATGTTTTTTAATAGCATAAAGTTTACCGTCTAAAGGAGCTAATCTATATTCACCTTTGAATTTAGTTGCTCTCATGTACATAGTTAATGCCATAACTAATCCCTCTATAACGGTAGATTGATCTCTTTCCAGAATCCAATTATCACCGGGTGCTTTTCTTTTAGCAATTAACTCTTTTTCTTCTTCAATTATAACTTCAGCCATTACTGTCTTAATGTTTTTTGAATTCTGTAATCTGTATCAGTAAAGAAGTCAGGAATAAACCTTGAGTGAGTTGCTCTAATAGGATTTATATCTAATCCTCCTCTTCTAGTATATAAGCATGATACCATTAAATCATCAGGTTGATATGCATCCATTAAATGCTTAAATACCATTTCGCAAATCTCTTCATGAAAGTGACTAACGGTTCTATGAGATACGATATATTTTGCTACCGAATCTACTGCAGGTAAATTTTTACCGTTCATTCTAATAAATACATCACCCCAATCTGGTTGATTAGTTACTCTACAGTTAGATCTTAATAAGTTAGATCTTAATTTTATTTCTTTAGGAGTTTCTGAGGTATCTTCTATAAGTAATTGAGAAGCATCAGACTGAAAAGCTGTAAAATCTATTTGGTCTAAATCTACTATATCTCCTAAATCTTCATATCCTTCAAAAGATAATTCTTTACCGTCGTCTAAATCAGTGTAAAAGCTTACAGTAGTATTAGTTTCAAGTAACTTATCTAAATCAGTTTTTACTCTTTCTTCAATCTCTAAAATACAATCTACAGAAGTTTCTCCTAATCTAGTCATATTAAAAGAATTTAGGTATAACTTAATAGATTTAGATTCTACGTGATATTCAGAATCTGAAGGACATACAATTTTTAACATACCTGCTACAGGTAATCCTTTTTTAGTAATAGCTGATACTTCGTAACAGTTCCAAGTATCTACTCCTACAAAATCTTTATCAGTTAATCCGTATCCTTCTCTATTCAAATAACGAGGTACTTTAACTAATAACTCTGGTGCGTAGGTATCTTTATACCCGTCACCGCCTACTTTTCCTAAGTGTTTAGACGCAATGTCTACTACTTCTTGATAATTTTTAACTTCTGCCATATTTTTATCCTTTAAATAATTGTTTTTTGCCACCTTCGTAAACATAAGCGTGACCATTTTCTATTAATAGTTTATTTAAAGAGGTTTCTTCTCCATCGAGATCAATAAAAATCTCTGCAAGTACTCTTCCATACTTACCTTTACCGTAGGACTGAATGATAAATTTACCATCATTTAGCTCTAAGTGTTTTTTTGTAAATTCAGAAGCTAATATACCTTTAGCTTTTTCTTCTAAATTTCTAGTTCTCTTTTCCCAGGTATCTACACCTTTGAATCTAAGCCTTGCTTTAACCCAAGTACTGAATCCTAAGTCGATCATAACATCTGCTGTGTCACCATCAACTACTCTTAATAATTTTGCTCCGTATCTAAACATTTATAAAATCTAAAATTTGTTCTACCCTTTGCATAGGGGAACCAGTTATCGTCAAATAAGGTTGACGTACACCTTCAAGAACAGCTTTAAACTCACTATCTATTTCCTTTCTCCATTGTTCATCTACACTTCTAACTCCATCGTCTACTGAATCGAATTCAATAGGGAAGTAAACATAATGAGTATATTCGCTCTTTATTCTATTCCAAGTATCTTCTATATAATCGTTCGTATATGTAGTTACTCCTTTCATAAATCTAGAGTAAACTAAAACATCCATATAACATCTATCTAATACTAAGTTATAAGGTTGAAGTAAAGCTTCCAAATGAAAACTACTAATAGCTAATTGAGTAGCATCGGTACCTTTTTCATTAATAGGAAATCCGTAACTACCTACTGTTCTAGTAGATTCATTAATAAACTCATACTTAGGTAATTTATTTTTAAGTAATTCGTAAACAGTAGTCTTACCTGTACTACTTGCTCCTACTAATGCTATTCTTTTTATCATAAAACCGTTTTTAGGAAGTTACACCACATATATAACCCTCTATCTCTTAAGATACGAAATAAATCATTAAGCTCCAAATTAAAATTATTAAATCTCTCTTCAGAAATTACTTTTCCTTCATCTACACCTGCTACTACTCTATGTAATACTGTGCCAACAACTGGGTACTTTCCTTCAAAAGCTCTTATTTGAGGATCTTTACCTTTAAGCTCTGGATACTCGGTTATAAGGCCTGGGTGACCGTTAATTATATTAAATCTTTCACAAATCTCAGGAGGCATTATTCTAAGCCATCCATGTAAAGTGACCAATGCTTCTGGAAAGTATACTAAGGTATCTTCATATTCATCTAACGAAGGTTTATTACTCATAGTAAAGTAACCTTTCTTTTCTATTCTTTCATCAATAGTTCTAAGATGTTCAGGTCTATCATTAGTAATTATCCTATCTGGCCATCTACCTAGTGATTCTGCTATATCAGCTATTTCAGCACCTGTCTGACTAAAAAATGCTATCCATACTTTAGTTCCCATTTGTGTACCATTTAAATTTTTGAATATTATTTCTAATAGTTCCTAACTGATGCTCGTCAATATCTGAATTTATTAATTCATGTAACTTCTGTCTTTCTTTAGACCATAGTCCATCTGAACCATATGTTATGCCTTTAATACCGTGTACAACAGGATTTGAAGTATCAAGTGAATATATCCAATCGTAATCGGAATGCTTATAAAAACTAAATTCTTGAGGTAAACTACAACCTAGTAAGTGATGAGGCTTTGTAGTATTTATTACACCGTCTCTAAGTAAGTCTCCTAGTAGCTTAACACGTCCTAGCATCCAGCTAACATACTTGTTAGCATGAGGAACAGAATGTGTATAATACGAATAATCAAAAGAGATAGCAATCATGTCTACATCTGCTGATTTATTCATATAGTTATAACAATCTACTATTTCATCATAAGTTTTACCTTGTACTACTCCTATCTTACCACTACCTTTATAACCAAGACCTTTATTATTCCAGTCTTCCATTTGATCGCAAGTTTTAGTAGCATCTTCCAAAGCATCAGGAACTATGTACCATGTAGGTTTAAGTTCGTTAACCCACTTGTTAAATTTATCTGCATCGAAAGCCTCTTCTAATTCAAAAATAGAGTTATCTAAAATTATTTCTCTACCTTTTAGCGCTGCTTGTTTAAATTGACGTAAGTATTCTTCATCTTCTTCAAATAAGTGTACTAATGCATAATCGTAATCTGTAAATCTTTGTACTTCTTCAAAAATACCTTTAGGGCTCTCGTGTGCTATCTTTATCATCTATATTTGTAGTATTTAAAAGTGTTGACATTGTTCTTACTGAGTTATCAATAAGTTCTAATGCATGATCAAGTTTCTTTTGATTCTTATCATATTCATAAATTTCAGAATATGCTTTTTTAACTATACTGTACGGTAGGTAGTCCTCGCCGTCAATAGTAACTTTATGTTTTTCTAAATTAATCATTAAAGAATTGTTTAAGGTCCGGTCTAAAGTAATTAATAGATTTCATTACTTTCATATCTCTGGATCGGTAGACAATATACCTTCCTTCCGCAACTTTCTCAAAATGACAGGCCTCACCTTGCTCCTTACTTCTTTGGCTGACACTCTGTATGGCTTCTTCTTCAGTTTTACAAGCTTTTGACATATTAGAAGCTTGTACCTCTTGATATGCTGGCCATATCTTATCTTTAAGGCCGTGTAACATAGTACCGTTCCCAAGGGAAACATAAGCAATGTCGCACAAAGCGTCCAAAACTTCCACAATGTCGCCCCTTTCGCAAGCTTCTCTATATTCTTCGAGTTCTTCAAGGATAAAATCGTAGACGAATTGCCACTCTTTTTTTTCTGGTATAGTCGGTTCATAATTGTTTGGTTTGTTAAACGTTGCGTTAAACTCTTCTACTTCATTAACAAAAGGAACATCTGCACTTAATCCAGTGCTAGGGTCCATTCCCGGTTCGAGATTTTCAAATAGTGATAGTTGTTTACCCATTTTTATTTAATTTATTTGTGTTTTCTTTCGGCATTGATAATCCTCCAATAGTATGGATTTTATCATCTTCTTCCGGCCAAGGGCCTGGTTTATCTACAAATTCTAAAAACTCCTGTACTTCATCTGATCTCATATAATCATCTTCATATCTAACTATATCATCTTCTCCGAAATAAGTTCCAATTTGTACTTCTACAAACTGTGCAATTTTATCTGTTTTATTCCATGCTCTATGTTTATTCCCTCTAGGGATAGTGATGGAATCACCAGGGTGATCTAATGTATATTCTTCTCCTTCTCTAATAACTGTTAAAGCTCCTTTGACTAATATCCATTGCTCTTTTCTATGTTTATGAGACTGGTAGGATAATCTTTCACCAGGAGATACAGATATTAACTTAACTTTAGTATAGTCAGTATCTAATAATACATCGTAACAACCCCAAGGTCTTTCGTCGTGTTCTAATGACTGCATTTCTCTGCTAATTCTATATTTTTGTAAAACTCTGCTTTTGCTGAATCTTCGTTTAGAAAGGCTCCAGTAAGTTTAGCTGTCTGCATAGAAGCTCCTCCATGCTTTACACCTCTACATGATACACATGCATGAGTTGCATTTACTTGTACTGCTACACCTAAATTACCTTCACATATCTTATCCACAGCATTATGTATAGCTACCGTTAACTGCTCTTGAATAGCTCCTCTTCTACCGAATTGCTCTACTATTCTATTAAGCTTAGATAGTCCCACTACCTTACCATCTTCAGAAGCTATATAAGCAATACTTACTGTACCTCTAATAGCTTGATGGTGGTGAGAACACATAGACGTTACTGGTATGTTACTCTCTTGTACTATACCATCATATCCATCAGAAGGAAATGCTGTAATACGGTCTAAAGGGCTATATCTTCCAGCCCATAAATCATTAACATAAGCTTTAGCTACTCTGAAAGGAGTATCTGCAGAGTTAGGATCGTCTTTATAGTCACATCCTAATGCAGTTAAAAAGTTTGCATATGCTTCTGCTGCTCTCTCTATAATAACTTGCTTTTCATGATCAGTAAGTCTAGCTTCTGGTCCTTCTGTCTTTTGTTTTTCCGCTAGTTGAGTTGAAATACCGTTAGCGAATCCGGCTCTTACTAATTCTGTTCCTTCTATAAACTTTTTAGGCATAATATATAATTTGTTTTTACTGAGGTTCTACGACTCATTCTTAATTAAAGATAAGAAATTTATTTTAAACATCCAAATAATCTTGAATAGTTTTGGAAGTTTCTTTTTCCCAAGGGTAAACAACCCAACCGTAATCATCAGGTATCTCTTTTGCGAAATATTCTGGTTTTGCTTTCGAAGAAGTTTTGTAATGTAAAGTAGCAAACTTAGGATTAAACATTTCTTCTCTCCATTTTAATATTGTCTCTCCACTATCTGCTATATCATCTATAATTAACAGTCTAGGGTAGTGATTACTTTTATATTCAAAGTAAGGAATATCAAAACGATGTGAATACATTATTGCTAAGATAGTACCTCCTCTAGGAATTCCTGTTACGTAATCTATTTCTCCTTTTGTTTGTGCGTGAATGTTATCGAGGAGTTTATAAACATCCTCCCAACTATAATAAACTCTTTTTACTCCCATGTGTGATTTAAGGTCCAATTACCGGTAGTATAATCTGCTGATGAAGACGTCCCTACCTTTTTCAAAACCTCTTTCATATGATCCCATTGTTTAGGGGTAATATTGTAATGGTGTACTCCTTCTGCAAATCCTCTTAACCACTGTACAAATTCTATCTCATTCATAATTTAATCCAAAAAATTTATAATTATTAATAACTGCTTCTTTTTCTCCTGCTTCAATCGCTTCTTCTTCACTATCGAATATTGCTTCTACTGGGCATTCCGGAACACAAGCTCCACAATCAATACATTCTTCAGGGTTTATATACAAGCTTTTTCCAACAAGTTCTTCTTTAGACATATTTGCTACTTCTGCACCAGCTCCTGTAATGTCAATAGGTCCATGTATACAATCTACAGGACATACTGCTACACAGGCTGTATCGCAAGTACTAACACAAGGTGATCCAATTATAAAACTCATTAAACTTCTCTTTGATCTTCAAACGCAATAATATGCGGTCTCCAAGTTAATCTATAACCATTATCTCTAACCCAATCAAACATAACTGGATAAGATTTAAATAATGACTCTCTATCATCACCAGCAGGCATAAACCATACCTTATCTTTAGGAGCATCTAACTGCTCGATACAATCCATAATTTCTGCTAATGCTTTTTCGTCTTTTCCATCCCATACAGGTTTTAAATGATAATCTGAATGGTATGCAATACTTTCTTTTATAGCAGGGTAATTAAGTCTAAACTTATTATGCTGCTTTATCATTTTCTCGTCTGTAATTTTTCCTTCAGGAGTAACAACACCCAGAACGGGAACGCTATTGCTAAATTTAGGAGAAATACTAAGTAGATTGATAGGATAATCAGTAGGGAGGAAATGGCTTCCTTCGTTTTCCATAGTAATGAAAATATTCCTTTCATTTGCTAAATGTGTTAATTCGTTAACAAGCTTTTTATGCATTGACGGGCTACCCCCAGTTAACATCATTTCTGATATATGAGGATTATCATCATATGCTTTAATAATATCGTTAAAAGTAAACTTACCTTTTTCAGGGTGAATACTAGTATACCAGCTATCACACCAACCACCTTCTCCAAAGTAACATCTATGAGTACATCCAGTAGTTCTAATAACTACAGTAGGGTACCCTGCTCTAGAACCTTCAGACTGCACTGCTGTATAGATTTCGACTATAGGTAAGTTTTTATCATAGTCTTCTATTCTACCAAGATTACCTGACATTTTAATTTGCTGGGACATATATTGCTGAGTTTTTACCGTGTTCTCTGAATTCTACTTTAGATAATTTTACTCTACCTTTTGTTTCTTCTTCCAAAAATGGATTAATTTTATTATACAGAAACTCAGCGAACTTTTCAGCTCCAACTGCATCTATAACTCTAAGTTGGATAGTTCCGTTTCTTTCTAATTTAGTAAAGTATCCTGCTAATTGAGGATCATCTTTAGCGATAATAACTGTATGGTCAAACATATAATCGAACCAAGCTTTAGGTGACATACCGTCTATTTTTGCTTGAGCTCTTTTCATACCGCCAAAGTCCCATACCCAGTTTCTATGATCTAATTCTCCTTCAAACCATAATTTAAAAGAGACTCCATAGCCGTGTAGAAACCTACAGTGAGTAGTTTCTGCTTTCCATTGACGGAAACAGGTACTAAAACCGTCAAATACTTTTGTTGATTGAAATTTTCCCATAACTTTAATTTAAACTAATTCTTCCCCTATTCCAACTATTTCAGCTAAAAATAAACCGATAAAGCCAATCTCATAAAAACCAAAAAAACCAAAAGCGCATGCTCCTAGTCTAATAGCTGATTTAATAAATGAAATTGTTTGGTGTAATTTTGGATCTGGTACTTTCTGACCATTAATCTCAAGAGAAGAGGTATTCTCTCTGTCGTCTCTATTATAGAGTTCTTCCATAACCTTTTTTTCTAATTTTGCCATATTCGTGTTTTTAAAGTGGTGCTACGACACTATAGTCATATATATCTAATATAAGAATAATTTATTTAAGAAGCAACTTTATAAAGGTAAAGTTGATCCTGTTATTACTACTTTCCAATTATTACCGTCATAGAAAGCTAAAGTGCTTCCAGTAACAGCTAATGATCCTGTACTTACATTACTTGGTAATGGGTTACTAGGAGTTAAATTAATTAAAGCTGAAGCGCTAACAACTGATTGTAAAGCTGTTATTTTAGCAGCTTCTAAAGCAAATGATCCAGTAATACTGTTTATATTAGCATACCTAGCATCATAAGGAGTAAACCCATACCTAGAATCTGCTATATCAAATATTTGCGTACTACTACTAATTAAGTTCTTACTTTCTAATAAACTTACTCTAGAAGAATCATAAGAGATATCATTCCTTAATGAAGCTGATGCTATTTGCCATTCTACTTCTCCTAAAAAGTCATCTTGTAAAGAAGAACTTAATAAAGCAAAAGAACTACTAAGAACATAATCTGATTGAAGTGATGCGCTTAATTGTAAAAATGATCCACTTAATGCTGTGTAAGAACCGCTATTTGCATATCTAGCATCATAAGGGTCAAAACCGTATCTAGGATCACAAACATTAAATAGTTGAACACTACTACTTATAATAATTTTTCCTGCTTTAGATAAGTAGGTATTAGCTGCTGAAGATGATAAATTTGTTAATTGTACATCTGATGCATATTCAGCGTCTAAAGAGGCAAGTTGGTTAGCTAAGGAAGCTGAAGTTATATCAAATGCTCCTGATATTGCATTTTTATGTGCTAAAGAACTAGTTGATGCATTAAGACCTTCTACTGCTGTTGTTAATTGAGCATCTGTTGCAAATGTAGCATCTAACGAAGCACTAAAGTTTAAAAGTTGTGCTGTCTCTGTAGCTAATGAACTTGAAACTAAATCTAATTGAGCGTCAGTAGCATAAGTAGCATCTAACGAACTAGAAAAGTTTTCTAAATTAGTTACTCTTGAAGATACTGCTGTTACATCGGCGTCAGTAGCAAATGTATCGTCTATGGAAGAACTAAAGTGATCTAATCTACTAAGTGATGCAGAAACGTTAGTATGACCTATAATGTTTAAAGATCCACTAACTGTAAGATCTCCCATTGATCCGGAAAGTACATTTCCTTTACCGTCTTGTATAACTGCGCCGTCTACCTGTACAATTCGTTGGTAGGTTTGATTTATTCTCGAGTCCGTAAAATTCGCCATAGTAAGAGTATATTATATAAATAGTCCTAGAAATTCTTATAACTAAACGGATCTCTTTTTTTCAACTCCTTTATTTTTTTTTGATAAAGTTTGTTTTTTTTGTAGTTTATGTACAAGTTCTTTAAGTAGTTGAATAATCTCATTTTTTTAATACTAAATAGTTTCCTAATACTAAGTAATCTATATCACTATTTAAAAATCTTTCTATAGCTTGATTAGGAGTTCTTGTTATTGTTTCGTCTTTTAAATTAAAGGAAGTATTGAGTAAAACTCCATGACCTGTAATCCTTTTAAATGCATCTAATAATAAATAGTACCTTTCGTTCTGTTTCTTATTTACCGATTGCACTCTTGCAGTTCCATCAATATGAGTAGCGGCAGGGAACCTTTTCAAGGAAGCATTTTTTACTTTTACTACCTGGTTCATATACGGAATATCATCTTTAGTGAGAAAGTACTTAGTTACGTCTTGTTCAAGTACTGATGGTGCAAATGGTCTAAATCCTTCTCGTTTTTTTATAACATAATTTAGCTTTTCTCTCATTTTAGCATTAAATGGAGAAGCTAAAATTGACCTATTCCCTAAAGCTCTTGCACCGAATTCCATACGATCTTGAAACCAAGCAACTATTTTATCAGAAACTAATAACTTAGCAACTCTATTCATTAATTTTTCTTCTGTAAATTCAACGTAGATTACTTTATCTTCGTTAGCTAATATTGCATCTTCATACTCCTCTTTTGTATAGCTATTACCTAAGTAGGGAGAAATGTTTTCTTTATTTGGACCTTTATAGTTATATAAACAAGCTCCGATAGCAGATCCAGCATCAGAAGGAGCGTAAGGAACAAATATATTTTTATAATGTTTATATGCTTTGTAATTTGCTACACCATTATAAGCACATCCTCCACCTATACATAAGTTATCACTCTTACCTATAAGCTTCATTTTATTAACAAACTCTAAAAAGTAATATTCATATACTGCTTGAGTTGCTGCTGCTAAATCTTTATGGTCTTGAGTAAATTCTTCTTCTGGTAATCTTGGGGGTAAATCAAGTAATTTAGCAAGTTTGGAATTGAACATTATTTTATCTGTATATTCCCAAGTATAAAATTTTTGGTCTACTCTAAAACCTGCTAATTGAATCGTATTTACAAGTTTATCGTAAAACTTACCAGGATTACCGTAAGGTGCTAATCCCATTACTTTATACTCTCCTTCATTTGGTTTAAATCCTAAGAAAGCTGTCATAGTAGAATAAAACATACCTAATGAGTTAGGAAATTTATAAGAATGTTTTAGTTCTAATTCTTTACCTTTAGCTTTCCAAAAACTTACTGTATCCCATTCTCCTACTCCGTCTACTACAAGTACATCAGCAGCTTTATAAGGTGATGTTAAAAATGAAAACGCTGCATGAGACTTATGATGAGGGGTATAAGTAATCTCCCCTTTATATCCTAAATCTTTGAGTAAAAATTCTGGGTTATTATTGTCAAACTCTTTTCTGAATCGCTTTTTAGTAAAGTAGGTCTTTATTGGATGCTTGCTAAATATCTTCTCTACCCTATTCTTTTTTATTGATGGATCTTCGTACCAGCATACTTGTGCTATTTCATCTATGCTTGTCTGAGTGCTTTCTAAACAGTATTTAATAGCGTTTATAGGAAAAGAATTATCATGTTTTATTTCTGTAAATCTTTCTTCTTCAGCAGCAGCTAGTACTTTACCGTTTTCAACTATACAAGCAGCGGAATCGTGATAAAAAGCTGATATACCTAATTGAATCATATTAAGTTTCTGTTTTGTGAATTTTGTTTAAGCCTCTTTTTTGGATCAGTGTAACTTAAATACAAACTAGTATCAAATTCTAATCCATTTAAAGCTCTTTTAATAGTATTTTCTCTTCTTAACGTTTTATGACTATATAAATCATCGTACCAAACTCTATAAATTCCTAAATCTAGTTCTAAAAGCTCTAATTTAGGTTTTTCATTTAAATAGAAATTTATTTTATGATGAACAAATACTGGGTCGATAGGATAATCTGAACTATATGGAGAACCAAAACGATTAAGGTGTTCTTTTTCTGTCCTTTCAGCTGCTATAGCGTAGCTAGTTGCTTGGTCTTCAACATTTCTTCTATCTAAAATAATTACGTGTTTGAATTTCTTAGCAAATTCTCTAAAGTAATCAAATGTATTAGTATTATCTGGATGTTGATGAGTCATACATTTAACTACTAATTTGGAATTATGATCTATATTATCAAAATCAATATCACTATAATCCTTTTCAAGTGGGAGAATATTTAACTTTTTACCTCTTTTCCATATAGGGTTAAAAGGTTCATATACAGGTCTGTATTTAAACGTTCTAGCTAATGCTTTTGTAAGCACAGTAGAACCTGTTCTCGGTGTTGTGATAATAAGTATACTCATTCATACGTCTTTGTGGAGAATATCGGAGTCGAACCGATGACCTCTTCGGTGCAAGCGAAGCGCTCTAGCCAGCTGAGCTAATCCCCCTACCTGTTAAATGGTTCGGTTTCTTCTTGCTCCGTCCCAAATTACTTTTTTAGCTTTACCCAAGAAATGATATCTACTTATTCTATCATTTACTTGATTCCTTTCAGAATTTAGTTGGGTATTACCGTTTTCTTGCTTACGATCATGCATACTCTGCTAATAATTTTTTAACATGTGTTTTCGCAACTTCGTAATCAACTGGTCCAGTCTCGTCCTCGTATTGTACAGGGTCGTTAACACCGAGTTCAATAAACGCTTCGATTCTTTCAACAGACGACGCACTTTTATAGTCAGAGTTTCCTGATGGGTATGGTTTGTACGATGTATTCGTTCTTTTGTATACTTCGTTAAAATCCAATTCCAATGCTTTAATGAGTTCTTGTCCATCTTTTAAGATTCCTAATTTGTCTGTATCTAAGTAAGGAGTAAAGTACCCTACTTTATCAGCTTCCCAGTTACCAATTCTAAAAGCAGCATCATCTGCATCTCTAAACTCTTGTCTACAGTCTGGATAAATAGCATGATCACCTGCATGTATTCCTAAAGCAATATCAGTATCATTTCCATTAGCATTAGCAGCAGATAAAGCTACAGCTTGAACTAAAGAAGCGAAAATTTTATTACGATTAGGTACTACAGTAGCTTTCATGTTATCTTCTTCGTAATGTCCTTCCGGTACATCTTCTCCTCCTTCTACAAGGTTAGAATTTAACAGATTTACTAAACCGTCTAATTTAATAACTTGATAGTTAATCTTGCAACCTCCAAAACATTTATTATCTGAAGGACAAGTTTCATTAATATAGTCTACTAATGATTGTGCTCTTTCAAGCTCTACTCTATGCTTTTGACCGTAATCAAACGATATAGCAGTTACTTGATCATACTCTTTTAAACATCTGAGTAATAATGTAGAGGAGTCCATCCCTCCGCTTAGACTAACAACAACATTTTTTGCCATTTTATTTAAATTTAATATTTGCCAGGTATTATAAACGTATAGGCGGACGCTATTCTATAATAGAAGTTAAGGAATTTCCTATAGACTTCCAACGATCAGCATATTCTTTTAATGAATATACCTTTTTATTAGGGTCTCCGTTAAGTAACTCTCTTGCAACTGTCTTAAGAGCTGCTCCAAAATTACCTGGGTAAGACACTGTCTTTATATAAGGAGTATTATTATCTCCTTTAATAACATTTTCATAAACTGTAAATCCACCGCTAGCAGACTTAGCAATAAAAAAAGGTTCCATCACTGGATCTTTAATTAATGTATCTGATGATGGGATTGAATCGGGTTTTCGTAACATATTAAAATAAAATTAATTCTTTAAGGTTTTGAGAAGTTTGTAAACCTACTTCTTTCTGTATATCTCCATTCTCTTGAATAATCACTGTGGTTGGAACAGAACGGACTTGGTATTTAGCTGCCAGTCCTTCAGTATCCTTATCTATATCTACTTCTACATATTCTACTCCTTCAGTAATTTCTGCTTTGACTTTATCCCAAACAGGAGCATAAGATCTACATGGACCACACCATGTTGCACTAAACTTAATTGCTTTTTTTGCCATATCTATTTTTCTTTTTATAATGATCTGCTTTAGAAAACTTTGAAGAGCGTTTTCCTGCGGTTACTGGTTCACCTTTCTTAAAGGTAACTAACCATTCTTTTAATTGAGTAATTCTTTGCTTTGCGCTTGATTTTGACATATAACTATTTCTTTTATTAAAAGATACGAAAAACCTTTTTAAAATCCAACTTTAGTAGTAATTATCTCCTAATTGATATTGTGCATACCAGGTAACTGTACTATTAAAATCTTCTTTTTCGATTGTGACTGGATTAGAAGTAGATAATGCTGATCCTGTAAATGCAGAATTAGAGTACCAAGCAGCAAATTCGTATGGGTAGTTAGCAGTAACTGTAGCTGTTAATGTTGGATTAATTGCAAAGTTCTGTCTAGCAGTAAAAGGGACTGCTGTGGTAATTTGATTGGTACCGTTGATTTCTATAGTCCCATAATCTCCCGGATCAAATTCGTAAAAGAATACATTATTACCACTTTCACCTAATGATCCAGATCCTATATTAGTACATAAAGTTAAGTTCTTAATAAAGAATTGAGATATATCATCTTCTACTTGAAACTGTAATCCGTTGAATAAGTCAACTCCTGTAAATACTCCGCTCTGTGAAACACTACTAGTAAGTAAGTTACTAGCAGTAATTGCAGTGTGGTATATCTCCAATTCGTGCATGTCAGCAGAATTTACCGTATTTTGAATTTTAACTGTTTTCATTACTTATAAATAGTTAACCATCACAACTTAAGCAGTCTAATGATGTTCTAGAGCCTATATCTCCATTGATAACTGAGTCAGTTCGTAGATAATATAGTGTTTTTACTCCAAATCTCCATGCAGCTTGGTGAACTTCGTTAATAAACTTAGGTGAATCTGTAGGATCAAAAGCTAAGTTTAATGATTGTGTTTGATCTATATATTTTTGTCTAGCACCTGCTTGTTCAACCAAAGCTAATTGATTAATTTCTGCAAATGTTAAGAATATAGGTTTATCATCTGCTGGCATAACATCTTCAGGAAGGTTAGCTATAATACCTCTATCTTTCATAATTTGATCCCATACTTCTTCGGTATTAGCTCCTTTTTCTTCAAGGTAAGATTCTAATGCAGGATTCTTTCTAATAAAAGTACCTTTTGCAGAGTTAAATGTATAAACGTTAGCAGGTACTGGTTCAATACCGGCTGATACTCCACCTGCTATAGTACTATTAGACACTGTAGGAGCAATTGCCATTACGTGAGAATTTCTCATTCCTGTACCTTTACACCAAACTGGTTCTCCATACTCTACTGCTAATTGTCTTGAAGCATTTTCTGCTTTAGTTCTAATATCTGAGAATATTTGATGAGTAAGTGAAGTTGCAGCAATAGAAGTAAAGGGAATTTTTTCGTTCTGCAATAAGGTATGCCATCCTAATACTCCTAATCCAATTGCTCTACCTTTCTTTGCAGATCTATGAGCTCTAATTAAAGAATCTCTACCAGAAGTTTTAGCTAAAAACTCTTCTAACACTCCATCAAGGAAGTAGATTGCAGTTTCAACTAAATCTGAGTTTTTCCATTCATGCCACTTACTTAAGTTTAGAGAAGAGAGACAGCAGATAAAGCTGTGTTCTTCGTCTGTATGTAAAGTAATCTCAGAACAGATATTAGTCATCGATACCTCTAGGTTATTCTTTTTGTATGCTGCTGGATTGTTGTTATTAACAGTATCCTTATACATAATATAAGGTTCTCCAGTCTCTACTCTAGATTTTAGTATTTTAACCCATAGACCCATTGCCTCAGCGTCTCTATGCTCTAATCTTTGCATAAAGCTATCATCCACTACAACGCATTGATGTAGGTTTAGACACTGTCTATTTGGGTCTCCTTTAGGTCTACGTATCTCTAAATATTCTTCAATATCTGGGTGATTTATATCAAGGTTAACAGAAGCTGCTCCTCTTCTTACAGCTCCTTGGTTGGTAGCAATAATAGTTGAGTCATAAATCTTAGCCCATGGTACAACTCCTTCAGAGCTTCCCATAGAACCGTCTCCAATTTTCTCTTCTCTACCTCTAATCTTAGAAAGTCCGATTCCTACTCCTCCACCTAAAGAGGTCAATCTCATGAGTTCAGCATTTGTTAAGCCAATACCTCGTATCGAGTCGGGTGTGTCGATACCAAAACATGAGATTGGTAATCCTCTATCAGTTCCTGTATTTGAAAGTACAGGAGAGGCTAAGTTCAACCATCCTTTCCATATATACCTGTAAAATTTATTCTCTAAATCAGGCCTGTCTAATCTTTTAGCAATCGTAGAAGCTACTCTTCTATATGCTTTTTTAGGAGTTTCACCTGGGAGCATATATCCTTTTGAGATTGTTGCAAGTGAAACTTCATTCATCCATTCTGGGTAATCCTTTCCAGCTTCCCAGTCGCTGGTATCTACTATTATGCTCATAACTTATCTATTAAAATGCTGCTGACCAGTCTAAATGTCCTTTACTATAATTTGTTACTCTACTCGCAAAGAAATCTGTTTGCTGTTTTCCGGCAATAACTGCGTCAAACCATTTCATAGTCTTCAGTGCTCCTTTATCAATATCTTCTGATGCAACAATAGGTGAAAGTCCTAAATCTGCCATCTTAGTATTAACTCTATGTTTGATAAAGTTTTTTAATTCCTCTTTAGTTAGGTTCTCTAAATCACCCATCTCAAATATCTTATCAATAAAATCAAACTCTAATTGTAGAGCATTTTTTGCTGCTTCTTCGATATCTGCAACTAAAGCATCTGTTTTAAATTCAGGATGTTCTTTCATTAACGTTCTGAATAACCAACATCCTGCTTCAGAGTGAAGAGATTCGTCTCTAACAGACCATTCAACAATTTGTCCTACGCCTTTAAGTTTATTTCTCATCTTAAATGACAAAAGAACTGCGAAGGAACTAAATAAGTTAACACCTTCCGTAAACGCGGAAAAAATTGCAAGAGACTTAGCTCTATCGTGCCAGTTAGGTTCTCCATTATGTCCATCCCTTACATTCATAAGGTTTTCAATCTTAGCCATTGTAGCTTCATCCTCCATAAATTCAGCAAAGTTATCTAAACCTAATTGCTCATTTAATAGTGAGTAAGCTTCTGCATGTATAGTTTCACTAGACCCTAAAGTCGTGCCCATCATGATAATCTCTGGTTTTCTGAACCACTTGGTAACTAATGTTGACCAGTAGTCATTAACAACTGTCTCTGTTTGTGCAAATCCTTTAAGTATTCCCCCAACAACATTTTTTTCATGTGCTTTTAGGTTAGATTTCCAATCAGTTACATCTTGCGACATAGGTACTTCTGTATGAAGCCAATGTGCTTGTTGTTGTTTTAACCAGTAATCGTATGCTTTAGGGTATTCAAAGGGTTTATACACAACTCTTTCTTCTAGTAAACTCATATATCTTTATATATTATTGGGTATGTTAGACAAAAACACCCGGCGGACTATGTCTTTCGGGCATGGTAATAAATAGAATATATATTTACTATTCATCACCTAAATTTCTATATTTTATCAAAAATTTTATTCACAGTAGCTCTATCAACGGTAAAGTTACTATCTCCTCCAGGTTCTATTAAATCTGAAGGGTCTACTTTACCTTCAAACTCTATATGACCATTGTTAGTATCCATTTTAACATTGTAGGTCATACCGTCTTGACCGTACCTGTTTTTCATAACATGGACTCTCCCAGTACCAAGTACCTTATCTTCTTTTTGACGTGATAACGATAAACAAATATCTGCAACCATCATCTTGTCATAAGACCCAGCTGCTTTATCTCCTTCGATAACTGAATCTTTAGCTCCCATTCTATTAACCTGAGATGGTGTAATGATAGGAATTTTCAACTCTTTAGCTAAACCTTTAGTAGCAATAAATACATCGTCAATTTCATCTTTACGTTCTGCAAATTTAGAACCTCTAGAAGGAGCTCTTAAATAATCAACATAATCAATAACAACTAAATCGGGTTTATGATCCATATCAATACATTTCTGTATATGAGATCTAATACTACCTACTGAGGCAGATTTAGGAGCATATTCTTTAACTATTAATCTCCCTTTAAGTCCATCAACATGTGTTTGAACTTCTTTACGGTGATTATTAACTTCATCAATAGAGTGCCCTGTAAAATAACAGTCAAATCTTTTACCGACGTAATCTTCTCCGAGTTCCAAAGTATAATAATTGACTTTATAGCCCATTTTAACAGCATGAGCAGCCATAGCAACACAAGTCCAAGACTTACCGCCTCCCGGATTACCAAAAATAATAGCCAAGTCCCCAGGTCCAAATCCGCCTTGAAGTCCATCATTAAGGATAGGCCAAGGACTAGGAATAGTAGGACGATAGTCAGTTCTATAACGAGTTTCAACATCTTTGTTGTATTCATGTCCAACATTTTTATCCATACCAGCTTTCATAGCTTTTTCAATCATATTTCTAATCCCATCAAAGTCGTGTTCTTTTAGGAGATCAGCTGAATTGAGTATGGCTGATTTCATTTCTTGATTTTTACAGAAGGTCTGAAATTCTTCCTGTACGTAGTCTAAATCATCTTGAGAAGCTTCGTAAGAGTTTCTTAACTCTTCTTTAAGCGCTACTTGAAGTACTTCGTTCTCTAATTTTTGGAGTTCTACTTTAAGTACGTCCATTGTAATGTTAGTATGATACTTATCGAAATACTTAATGATTTCATTTATGATCCATTTATGTGAATCAGCATCAAAATAATGATCGTGTAAAACATCTCTAACGTTAAGCAGGAAGCCTTTATCTGTAAGTAATGATCCTAGTACTTTTAGTTGGAACCCCTTCCCGTATTGTTGTAAGCTCTTTAATGTCATCTATAACCTTGTTTGTTTAATTAATATAACTATTTTTTTTGTAATAACCAACTGGAGGACTGTATTTTATCTCCTAATCCGTCAATTAATTCTATCCCGTACTGATCACAAACCTGTCTTTCTGGGATAGTATTATTATTCTGATCTCCTCCGTTAGCAAAAGCTAATTTATATGTTTCGTTAAACTTACCAAACATTAGCTTAAGTGTTTCATTTTGAGTACTATCTTCATCGATTGATATCCAAGCCATATCGACTACACTTAATGCTCTAATGATTTGAACTCTTTCTTGTTCGTCCATGAAAAACTTTGAGCCTTTCATTTCTCTTTGTTTATCGTTATTCACAATAACTATTAAGGCATCTCCTGCTTCTTTAGCTTTTTCGAATAACTCTAAATGTCCTTTGTGAAGTGGATTAAAATAACCACTAACTATGATTGCTTTTTTCATGATGCTATAGTTAATCCTCTGAAGTTTTCTAACCATCCTTCAGTGTTCTTTGTTATACCTTCTATTTTATCTTTATCTAATAATCTTAAGAACGCACCTGTCTGTAAATCAGGTATTGTTTCTTTAAGCACTTCCATAACGTAATCTTTTTCTTTTTGATCTAAATCAGTAACGTTTAAATCCATCAACTTATAGTTAGTTTCTACTCTATCCCATTCAGTTATGATTTTAGGAAATATTTTCTTAAATTTTTTCTCTTCTAATTTAGCAGCACATACATCATACACGTACTGTAAACCTGTGCTTGGTTTATTTACTAAGTCTGGAAATTCTGATATAATTGTTTTTATACCTAAACCTTTTACACCTGGTAAGTTATCAGAGTTATCACCTAGTAGTGCTTTAACTATGTTGTAATTCTCTGGTAATACCTTAAGTTCTTCAAATATATTACTCTCAGTAAATGTTTTCTTTTTTACTGGTGCATAGACCTCTACGGTATCATCAACTAATTGTAGGAAATCCTTATCTGAAGATATTATGGTACATTTTTTAACGTTAGACACGGATGCTCTCTTAGCTATGTAAGCTATAATATCATCAGCTTCTAGCTTTTCCATCATTATCTGTTGTACAGGAAGACACTCTAAGTAGTCTTGTGTTCTGAAAAGTTGACCAATTAATGCTTCCATTTCTTCAGTCTTAGAATCATATAACCCCCAATGTGTTATTCTTGAAGTAGCTCTTTGAGCTTTATAGTTAGGGTCAATATTTTTTCTATTAGCAGATCCTCCTTTGCCGTCCCATACTATAATAACTCTAGTAGGGTCAAATATTCTTGTTACATATCCAAGAGAACGAAGAAACCCAACCAAGCCACCTATGTGATGACCTGATGGGTTCATCGCTTTGAGCAATGAGAAACTACGAATAAGCATATTCATAGCATCTATGATCATGATATGATCATTCAACGCTCGGGGTGGGGTCTCTTTTAAATTATTAAGTATGTTTTCGTATTTCATAATTTATTCTGGGTCATTAATCCAACCTACTATCACATACCTAGTACCTTCAGTAACCGGGGTAACGGCATGTGGTAATCTACTGTCAAAAAATATTGCTTTTCCTATATTTTGAGTAACTCTACGTCTGCTGCTAGCTTTATTTGTTGTGTAAACGTCAAAAGCTCCTCCTTCGTAGGTATCATTAAGAGGAATGGAGAAAGAAAACTTTCTTGGCAATCCTTCTCCTCTATCTATATGAACTTTATACTGTCCGCCTTTAGTGTATCTAATAAAAGTTAATTCACTTATATCTAAAGGAGTTTGGATAGACTCTTTTATTTTACTGGTAATGTTCTCAATTAACTTATTTTCTGTAATCAGGTTTTTTACATCACACTGCCTTACATTAGATTCTGTACCCTCAGAAGTCTGAGCTATAATATACCCATCTTCAGCATATTCTGAGATGATATCATTGCATTGTTCTTTGGAAAATACAGGTATCTCTATTAACATTAATCGAGTAAATTAGGAGCGATTGGTGTTTCTTCTAAATCTCCTTCCTCGATTAGATCAAAGTCTAACGTACCTACTAACTTCAACCAATGTTCTTTATGAGCATCTTTATACTTATCGATTGCTTTTTTATCATCAGGTAAAAATCCATGTGCAGTCATAACTACTCTTCCTCGAGATTGTACTCCTCCAATATGGTTCTTTTCTATCTGAACATTAGTACGTTTAGCAAACTCTACCTGCATACCGTTTTTAATAGCTTTAATTTTTGAAGTACCAGGATTAGTAATATTCCCAAAAGTTACAACTAACGTTGCATCGTACCACATAGACATTCCACCTTTATTTTGAAGCTTAGGTTGACCCATAGGCGATTCAGGTTTCATAGTCCATACTTTATTAATAGCAACTAACGTATTAGTGTACGGTGAGTTTTCTTTTCTAGATAATAGGATTTTTTGGTTAAGATTATTACCAAATTGAGTAGACATTGCACCTGCATTCCATTCATTATTATTCTTATTAGAACGTACTGATAAATCACAAGGAACTGATCCGATACTATCCCAGAAGAAGCACATATCATAAGGTAAATTACCTTTAGCTTGTTCGTCCATAAGATCAGCAATATAAACTGCTACATCTTCAATAGTATTTAACTGTCCTCTATCAGCATATAAGAAATGCCCTTCATAGTCAGTTACAGTTCCGTTAGCATCTTTAACTTCCTCAAATTGTAATCCCATCTCTTTAGCATGGTCCCAAGACCACTTCATCTCTGTGATAATAAACACAGGCAGTATGCCCAGTTTTTGGGCATTGACTGCAGCTTCTAATAGGGCAGTTGTTTTACCCGTATCACTGTGTCCTCTCAACAGAGTTATATGTCCGGTAGGAATACCGGGGAGAGATGTAATGTCTTGGAAAGCTTTAGACAGTGGAATCCATCCCTGCTCTTTGAATTTAACAGAAGCATTTGAAAATCCTTTCTTCTTCTTAAAATTACTAAGGTTAAAACCTTTCTTGACAGCCGCAGATGCGGCCTCTTGAACTTCTTTTTTCTTTGCCATAAATATTACTCGTTAAATAGGTCGTCAAATTTACTAACTGTATCTTTATTGCCAGCAGTAGCTGTTTCTAAAGTAAAGTCAGTCTTTTGAGGACTAGAGCTTTCTGGCGGTGTTTCAGAACCTGCTGCTGGAGCATTCTCCTCTACAGATCCTGGATTAAGGTAGTTTTGTAGTTGTTTCTTGATAAAATCGTAATCATACTGAGTATGTACTTCGACCGGGTTAGGTTGTTCTTTTAACCATGTTTCAACTAGGTTATTATCGTCAGATAATGGTGTTTGTTTAGGTTTAATTCTTACTGATGTAGTAGGGTAAGGGTTTCCTGGTTGTTGTTCAACTACCATATCCCATCCGTTAATAACATCTGTGAAATCTCCTACATCTTCGTCTTCAGCTAAAGCTAGTAATGCTTTATAAATCGTAACTCCGAATCCCCATAATCTAACTCCTTTGTCTTCTTCTCCTCTAACAATTACAGGAGCAAAAACTCTAGTCTTAGGGTTAATTTTACCAGATAATGACCAATTGTCTTTATCGTTTGTTTTTCTAAGCTCTTTTACGAACTCTTCGATTGGATCTTGTTTACCGAAATTCGATAAAGCTACCATTGGATACTTACCTATACCATAATGGAATTTTAATTCCTTAAATGGAAAAGTAGGATCGTAATGAGAAGGTACAATACGTACAGTCTGTTTACCTTGTTCGGGTTTCCAAAAGATTTTTGAATAGTCAGTTTTTTCTCTTTCCTGACCGTTGTTGTTTAAGGCAGATAGTTTAGCCTTGATTGCATTAATGTCCATATAACTAATTTATTTAATTTATAACTCTATATATACCAATATAAGAACTTAATTTTAGTTCTCCAACTCTATTATACGAAAAAGTTTGGTATTTACTCTTTTTAATTCTGGACCTTTGGTTAGCAGTATGCAATTTCTGTAATCAGTCCAGTTAACTCTAAAGTTTTTATCTAATACTCCGTCATTTAATTCCTTAACTAGGGTGTTAAGTGCGTTGATAGTGTAAAGGGTGTTTGATTCTTTTTTTCTGTGTACTAGAATAGTATTTTCTAGAAATGTAGACACATTGCCGTAATCAACGTTGTATGTACATATGTACTCGTCCTGGCTTTTTGAATAAAGAACAAAGATCTTGTTATAAATGATCTTGTACCTCTCCTGTATTTCTTTTAATGTGCTCTCTAATTCTCCTTCTGTAGAAAAAGTACAAAATAATTTGTTGCTCATATCTTCGTTTAAACTTATTTCGTCAATGTCGTAATCAAATTGACGTATTTCTGTAACATTTGTCATTTTATATAAATATAAGTTAGTATCATAAAACCAAATTCTTTGAGAACTTGAATTTAACTGGGTATTTCCCGTTTTCTGAAAGTATTTCTTCTAAGTCTGTTAATAGTTCCTTTCCGTCTTCCTTAGAAAAGTCGAAAAGTATTGAGTCGTAAGTATAAAGCACAGCTTTAGACTTTTTATGTTGTAAGTACCTTAGTACATTTTTTAAAATGAGAATATTTCTAGAAGTCTCTAAAGACTGCATAACATAATTCATCAGTTTTTGAGGATTCATTCCTTTGAGCGAGCTTGTGAAAGGCTTTCCACTAATTGGAGCCAAGACTTTTCCGTCATCTTGGTACTGTCTCCATAGCTCTTTGATATAATCATCAATTCTTGTAAAGATTTCAAGGAAAGCGTATTTCTCTGGTATCTTTCCATAAATTGCGTGAAAGTTAATTTGTTTTGCTTTGTCATATTCTTCTTCGGTTATTTCTTCTTTATTAAAGTATTGTTTAGCTAGTTGCTTATGAGCTGATGCGTCGGTAAGTTTATACCCAATTTGCTCACAAAGTAAGCGCAAATGATAACCGTCAAAATCAAACTCAACAAAGTAATCACCGGTCGGTCGAAAGGTTTTTCTGTGCTCGGGAGTCTTAGGTATAGCAGCAAAATTAACAGAATTAAAAGCATTAGTAGGTCTAGAAGTAGCATTGTATAAGTTATAAGATGTTAAAACTGTATTATTGTTCGTATTGTAGAGTGGGTTCCTAGGAGTAAATAGTTTATTAAATTCATCATAATATACTCCTAAACCTCCTTGCTCTAAAAGAAAGAAAACATTAGTGGCAGTTTGATTATAAAAATTAAAACCATCTGGTATATCATATTTCAGTATCGGTTTTATTTGTTTGTATATATTTTCATGAGATTCATAAAGTTTAGAGATAGGAATTAACTTATTTATATCTTTATGAACTTTGAATTTATTATAAAAATAATTTAATGAACTATTTTCTTTGGTATACTCTAATTTATCGTATTTAGTCATTGCATATAAAAGAGAAACATCTATAGCATCCTGTAGATTAAAGTGATAGAGCAACTCTTTCTTATTTAATGTATACAGTGTGTTTGCTTTCAAAAGAATTTGGTAGACCCGGTCTTTATCTACGTTTAATCCTTCGGGGTGATCTATAGGAATAATATATCCATGTTCAGATTGCAGTAGTCTTATATAAACTGCTACGGTAGATGTAAGTTTAGAATGGTATAGGTCGTTTGTAGATACTACATTAACGTAGCAACCTAATCTAACTAGATTCTCTAATGACTGTAACTTATTTTCTTCTTCTACTATATAAAACACTTATGTATAACCTTTAGTATAAGTAAATATAAGTAAAATATAGCTGGTAGGCAACTATTACTTTACAAATTCTCCTAAATCTTTTAAAAAGGTATCTAATCCCTTCATAACTTTGGTAGCTTCTAAGACTGCTTTTTTATTTCTAGTTTCAGCACCATAGTATATATACCCTCTATATTCAGTATCTTTAGCTGGACCTTCTAAGAACCATTGAAGAGATACTGTTATATTGCCAGGTACTTTTTTAAGTCTGTTAGATTCTTTTAAAGTTATTTCTACGATCTTTTTACTTCTTAAGTCTTTTGCAAAATACCTATCAAAGTACTTATTTTTATAATCTGCTTCTGATGGTACAATAAATGTTTGTTGTGGACCTTCATGTTTACCTTTATTAGCTTGTTCCTCATCATACTTACTTTTAAGAATAAGTTGTTCTTTAGCTTCTTGAGGAGTCTTACCAGCAAAGTATTGATTTTTATATGTAACTATATAGTCCCCCCTGTATGGTTTTAAGGTGGATTTAACCAATAGCTCTTCACTACCGCCTGCGGCTTTAAAAGGTCCTTTATATTTTGATCTAGGTAAAAACATCTATACTATATATACTTTTGCATTAATATCTGTTAACCATTTACCACTATCTATCATGTGGCTGATATTTGCAACCATAAAAACTACATCTGCTTCTTTGTATGTGCTAGGTAAATTATCGTAAGGTAATCTAAAAAATTGTTTCATTTTCAAACCTCCGATTCCTTTCATGACTAAGCTTATATCTCCCGGTATTGCAAACCCAGTATGTTTTCCTTCACCGTGCAGTTTATCTGACAGTTCGATCTGTTGTGCATCTGAGGCAGAATATTTAACGGAATCTATAGACTTTGCATTATATACCTTTTTAGTGTATATATCACTGTATATCTCTTCTACAGATTTTTTTTGTTCTTCAGGTTTTGCTGTTCCATCTATCTTTGTAGTACCTTCGTCAGTTGCTTGAAACCTATCTTTTAATCCTATACTATAAGCAGATACTCCTCTATGTAGAGATTTGGCTGCGTCTACTCCTGATAGTACTGCTTGCATAGTCATAGCATCAAGTGTTGCCTGATCTATACTGGTATTAAACGACATATTTTCTACGTATGAATCTTTTCCTAAAGACTTTATTACTAACTCTTGATCTAATACTGTAGTGTCTGTTGGAAATTCTCTATCTACAACGGTAGTTGGACCGAGTTCAAAATCTAAGTAATAATCATTATTTAAAGCAAAATCGTTTATACCTCCCATTGCTGTTCTCATTGAACCTAGTAGAGCATCTAAAAACGTTGCTACTGTTGGATTAGCTTTTGGATCTTTTAGTACTGCTTGTATTGTATCATATACATGCCCTGTGTTTATCCATACATCTAATAACTCTCCTTCAAATTTATCTCTTTTACCATTTAAAGGAGAAGTATCTAAAGGGGTACTTGCTGATTGTTTAGGTAGTAAACATACATAAGGGTCTACACTGTAATGATTATCATATGTTAAGTATATATTTCTACCATCTTCTGTACAAAATTTTCCTTCTGGGGTTACTTCACCTTTTAATTTAGGTAAGAAGAAATGATTAAAACATCCAAAAATAAATCTGAAAGGAATATATGTAAATCTCTTTTTAGATTTATTACTGAGAAAATCTAATTTATATACTTCTAACTTAAACCCATTCCCTATTTCACTACATATATTAGTTACATATTCATCTACTTTTCTCTTTTTTAATGCTTTATCAATTTTGGCTTGGTCTACTTGAATAGGTTTAATTGGGTCTTCTGACTGTCTTCCTCTACCGGCAGCTTCAGAAATAGTTTTCATTATTGTAGTAAATGAACCTTCTAACTTATCAGCAGAATCAAATTCTAATTCTTTATCTGCTTCTGCATCTGGTACACTATCTTTTTCAACTCCAACTCTAAACATACGTGCTTGAGTAGCAGATAATCCTCCTGCACCCATTGCTTCTATTTCAATATTATAAACTCCTCTATCATAACTCCAATTGTAGTTTCTAACTGTACCTATAATATAGTCGTAGTTGTGTTGTGAATCAAATATTAGTTTACCTCCTTCTTCTTTTAATTCATTCATATCTACTTGATCAGCAAATAATATACCATCGTCTAAAACTTTTGGAGAGTAAACTTTATTACCTTGACGATCAATATAGACTGCATGTCCCCATTCAGCTAATATCTTGAATCCAGGTCTCATATAAAGCTTTTCCATTACACCAAAATGTTCAACAGAATGACATTCGATATTGATATCAATTTGTCTCAAGAGTCCTTCTTCTCCCATGGTTGTAACATTAAAAGAAGTTATTCCTGGTAAAGGTACTATACCCTCTTTTTCGAAAGTATAAAGGTTATTATTGTCTTCAAAAGTTTTTGGATCTTTTAATAAACCTTTTCCTTCGAAATTAATTCCACGTCTAGGCTTTCCATCATTTAATGTACCGCCAAGTAGTTGTAATTTTTTAGGTGCATCTGGTAAGGATTCAATAGAGATGCCGGATGTAAGTCTTACAAATCCGTAATTAGAGTTAATGTAGTGTTGTGTAAAGTCTGGATCACTATAAGTTTTGCTGTGTAGTTCAGATCTAACACTTAGCTGCTCTCTGACCGTACTATCAATAGGTGTAAGGCCAGTAATAGGTGGCTTATTAAATACAGTATCTGACATAACTTATCTTCTTTTATTTAACTGCTCATACTTAGAAACAATTTCATTCTGATTAGCGGGTATTCTTAATTGAGTACCAGGTGTTGGTACTAAAGAGTCTGTTGTATTTTGAGGATTTGCAGAAGCAATAATCCACCAAAGTGATGAATCTCTATAAAACTGTTGAGCTAAAATATCGTATCGATCTCCTACTGTTGTCATCACATAAACGTCATCTACAGTCTCAGGAATATCCGGGTATATAGAATTTTTTATATACCTTCTTCCTTCTGTTGTTTTTTTAACGTCTATTGTTGAGTACCTATTCATTAGTGATTAATTAAAAGCCGCCAAATCCACCAAAGCCGCCGCCTCCTCCTCCGAAGTTAGCTTCTCCTGTAAGTCCTTTTTCTGGTTGCCCATCTTCAGAGTTAATAAAGTCTTTATTTCTATAGTCCCCGATAAATGGTATTACACCAGCTTGAGGGATAAAGTTATGTTCTAATACAGCAGCTAGATTAACATCTAATACGTGAGGTACTATCATAACATCATCCTCGTCTTTATCTTGTTTTATCTCCCAAGGATAATCTTGCTGCCAGCTGAATCCAATAGATGATATAGTACAAGGTGTTTGTTTAAGGTAATCACCAACAGTGATTTTACACCATGTACCTCTCATAAATAACCCATCGCTAGCGTAATTAGGAGCTGTTGTTGAAGCTAACAGGTTTAATTTCCTATATAAAGGATTCAACTCTTCCCTGGTAAATGCAGCTACTTTAAACGTCATTGATAACTGTCTATCAAATCCTTCGTATGTTCTAAAGTTCTGTGGGTTACCTAAATACTTAGTAGTATTCCAGTTACCAGTAAAATTATCTGCAAAGCTATCTAGGAAAGCTCTAAATCTAAAGTTAATAGGAGTAACTTGATCATATACTGAAAATCCAAAAGGAATTAAATCCATTTGGTCATCAAAAACAGAAGGTACTGAATCTCCTCTACTAATTACACGAGCATTAATTGGATCTGCAGTATTAGTAGAATTATCTATTTTACCTGTATAATCTATTCTACCGTATTTAGCTTGATCGGCTGCGTTTTTAGATAAGGGTAATTTTTTACTTTTTTTAATACCTGCTGAAAGTTCATTGGAATGACCTGATTGTATTATTCGTTGTCCAGCTTTACTACTATACTCATTTCCATAAGTCCTTTTTATGTAGCTTCTAGCATCAGCTCCTCCAAACTCTTTACTTCCTTTATATAGATGTAAACCTAAACCATTTAAAGGTGTTTGTCCTATATTTGTTAAAGCAGTTAAAAGTATGTCTTTACCTTCGTCTAAAAGTTCCTTACCTAATGGTAAAGTTCCTTTATATAATTCTTTTTTATCTACAGCACTAATAAATCCAGTTAAGGCTTGTTTTACTACGTGGGTTATCCCGGGTTTAGCAATAACAAGTTTAGCCATACGTATAGTATCGTCCAATCGCTTTGCAGCGAGGATACCTTGTACAGCTAAGCCGGAATTTCTTCCGCCTTCTTTATCTATATCTTTAACGACTAGAGGTTTACGGTTTAAACCGCTCTCAAATTTTAAAGACTTAAGATCTGTTTTTAGATCTACTAATGCCATAGTTATTAAGTTGGAGGATTATCCAAATACTTAGCTGGTGTTGCTCCATCTAAATCGATAGCAGAAGCTCCAGCATTGATATTCCCTCCGTCAACGTGTGTTTTAGTAGTATCAGCAGATGCTCCATCTCTCAATGGTGGTTGTGCTCCTCCTAATCCTAATGTTGTTGATGTTAATGAATCAATAAGTGCCATAATTGTTTAATTTAAATTGTTAATATACTTATAAATAGTTTATGCTCTAGTTAATGACTGTCCTACTCTAAATGTATTCATTTTTACTACTTGTTTAGTAGGTTTCTGAATATAGTCAAATAGTAATGCTGTTTGATTTCGAAGCTCTATTAGTTCAGCTCTATGTTGTTTATCCCCATCTTCTTTTAATTTTCTAAGTTCTTGAAGTTGAGTATTAGCTGCTTTAGCTCCTAACATTAAAGGATCTTCTAATGTATCACCTAAGTTATCCATAGCTTTAACAGTTGTGTCTGCCCCTTTAGAAAGTGCAGTGTTAATAGCAGTAGTAAATGTCTTAGCTTGATCTTTAGACATTTGCATTAACGGTGTAGTAACCTTTTTAATTTCTTCTTGTTTTATTTCTGGTGTAGCTGATTTAGCTTTATCTCCATTCCACCAATCTTTAAGTCCTTGTACTTTACTTCCAAACCAGTCTTTAGCCTTGCTTGCTAATCCCATAGCGGCTGCTTTTATTCCTCCTACTAACCCATCGTTAGCGTCTAAGAAATCTGCAATCTTACCTCTTATATTACCAATTTTTTCACCTACAGCTCCTGCAAATGCTTTAGCTTTATCTCTAGCTGTATTAGCAAAAGACATAATACCGGCTCCAACTGATGAGGCAAATCCAGATATTTTATCACCTGCCGTTGCAGCAAAATTAGATATACCTTCTCCTACAGAAGATGCAAAAGCTATTGCTTTATCTTTTGCGGTAGATGCAAAGTTAGATATACCTTCTCCTACTGATGATGCAAATGCTAATGCTTTATCTTTTACTCCGACTGCAAAGTCTTTGATTCGACCTCCTACTTCAAGTGCTTTATCTTTTACTCCTAATGCAAAGTCTTTGATTCGACCTCCTACTTCAAGTGCTTTATCTCTAACGCCTTTGGCAAAGTCTTTAATCCTACCACCTACCATCAAAGCAGTCTCTTTTACCTTACTTCCTATTTCCTTAGCTTTATCCCAAGTATTTGAAGCAAATTCGGAAATACCTTGTCTTAGTTTAGAGTTAGGATCTGAGAATACTTTAAATCCTTCTGCTACTATTCCTACTGCTCCTCCTACTGCTCCTCCAATCGCTGTTCCTACGCCGGGTATAATAGATCCAATCGCAGCACCTACCATAGCTCCTCTAGCACCAGATGCGGCGATACCCATTGCTTCGTCTCCAGCACTACCTTTTTCAATACCCACAAATTCACTTATAGCAGATCCTTTATTAGCATTACCGGTTAAAGCACCAAGTACTCCAGCTTCTACAGTACCCATATCCTCTCGGATACCTTGTTCTTTCTTTTGTTCTGCTGTTAAATCTTTTACCTGGTTAACACCTTTAAAAGCACCCATTGCTATTTCTAATGGTGCAAGTACTTTTCCTAGTAACGGTCCTGCCATTTTTGATAGACCAGGTCCTATTTTACCTAGAGTGTTAGTTAGTCCAGAAATTATTTTGGGTCCTCCTCCTTTAAATATATTAGATATACCAGAAAGTATTTTAGGGCCTCCTGAGGTAAAAGTTTTAGACATTCCATTGAATACCTGCTTAAACATACTACTACGTTTACCGAACATAGCTGCAAGGTTACGTAATTGTTTACCTACTATAGTCTTTTTACCTCCAAAAATATTAGAAAATCTTTTTACAAGATTCATTCCTTTTACGTTCCTAGGTCTAAGATTTTTAGTTAGGGAATCAACTATATTTCCTGTTCCGCCTCCAACGGTGTGTATTGGATCCATTGCGTTACCCTTGGGTCTGTTCTTACCAAAGAGTTTACTTAACCCGAACATATCTCCTGCTTTGTTGAGCATTTTGAACCCTATATACCCTGCTCCTGTAGCGATTGTAGCAGCTCCTAACATCTTACCTAAATCTGTCCCAGAAAAATCTCCACTAAATAAATTTTTGACTCCTTCTTTTATACTTGTAATAGTTACATCAAAAGCATTTTTCATACCGTCCCAAAGGACACTCCAGTTGAATTTGCCATCAGTTATAAGTCCCTCGAATCCTGCCATGATATCATCAAAGAATCCTTTAGCTCCTGTAGCCATACCTTCTTGCATCTTATCTAATTTATCTGCTAAAGATGTTAACTTACCAACACTTCGTTCAACTGATTCTGCTATTTCAGCATTAGATTTTTTTCTATTTTTATCATTTTCTTCTTGGGCAGCTCCAGATTTGCCTGTAAGTACAGACATAGCATCTTGAGTTTTCAACATATCGTTATATTGATCTCTTGAGATACCTAATGTAGCGGCAAACTGTTCTTGAAGTTTAACGTTATTACCAATTCTTCCTTGGTTTTCCATAACAAGCCTTTTCATTTCTTCGGCTTGTGTCGTAACGTCTCCTGTTAAAGCTGCTTCTCTTAATTTATTTAAGTTTAACTGTTTACCGAGCATCATCTCAGTAGTCATTTCATCAGTTAAACTTTTCTGGAAGTCTGTTGTCTGTTCAGCTGCAGATCGAATATCTTCCATAGACATCCCCAGAGACCTTGCTGATGCAGCTGCTGCTGCTAATGCTCCAGGTTGTTTCCCTATACCTCTTAAAGTTGTGGCAGAGGCTTTACCTATATCTTCGAAAATAGCTTTAGTACTAATAGAGACGTTATTCATCTCATTAAACCTAGCTACTCCTGCTGTGACTGCATCAACAGTCTCAGTCATTGTCTTTTTATTAGCTGCTGAATTTTTAACTATATGAGCTACGGCATCAACAGATACTCCGTATTTATTTGCTAACTTAATAGCTTGTTCTGTAGTTTCACTGGTAAAGTCTAAAGACATACCAAGAGACTCATTTAGTCCTGCTATAGTTGCGGCTGCTTCATTGAGAGGTACTGTAAATTTACCAGCGGCAGCACTTACTCTACTCATCTGTGCCGACATATTCATTGAAGTACCGGCAACACTCTTATTAAGAGTTTTCATTGCTTCAGAACCAATCTTTGCGCCTTCTATTACTTTACCTATGAATGCGGTAAGAGCTGCAAAGAATCCCAACTTCATGAATCCAGCTCCTGCTGTAGTCCACGCTTTAAATGTACTTACACCTGCTGCTTTGGCGTCTTTAAACATTTGTGCAGATTTACCTATATCTCCAGCAATCTGGTTTACTACTTCTCCAACAAATGGTATAGCACTTGTTATTTTAGCAAAGTCCTCAAATGCTGTTATAAGTCTAGGAGTAGCATTTGCTACTTCATCTATGGCTTTAGAAACTCCATCTGCGGCTATTATAGTTTGGTCTATAGTTTCTAGATAATCAGTAGCAGTTTTTAAAGCTCCTTCAGATGCTTCAATTTGTCTTTTTAGAGTTTTCTCTAAGTCTTCATTTAATAGTAATTCAGCATTTAGTTTATCTACTCTTCCGTTTTGAAGGTCAAAACTAGATTGTGCTTGGGCAACCATATTAGTACGTTGCTCTAAAGACACAAACATGTCTGCGATTTCTTTGTCTGCTAAAACTTTAGCGTCTCCAGATAACTTATTTGCTTCTTTTTGTTTTTTCTCAATTGCATTATAGAGTTCTACTTCTGCTTCTTTTTGAATATTGAGAGTTCTATTGGCATTCTCTCTTCTTAGATCTGTTTCCTCTACAAGTTTGTTTAGTTTTTGAACTTTACTTGTAACGATTGCTTGTTCTGACTTTTTGTCTACAACAGTTTCTTCAAGCATTGCAATATCGGCAACAACCCGCGCTTGATCTCCTTGTGCCTGTTGAAGTTTTTTCTGAAATTCGGTACGCTGTTTAGCAGTTTTTAGGTCAGAAAGGTTTATACCTTTTAAACCATCTGCCAATTTCATCGCTTTTGAATATCCTTTCCCTAGAGAACTAAGCTGACCTAGCAACTCTGTATCTTGTTTGAGTGCTGTGCCTGAGGATTTTTTAAGGTCTTTGAATACGGCATTCAGACCCTCCATAGTAGCTTTGAACTTAGCTCCTTCTAGATTAGCTTGTTTTAGTTCTTCTGCTCTATCAAAAGATGCTCCTTTGTTAGGATCGTTTTGGGTCGTAGCCATTTACTTATGAGTTTCTTATAAATAGCAAAGGCCTCTATTATTTAGAAGCCTTTGTACTATAGGACGGAGAAATATCCGGTCCTTTTGGTCTATTGTCTTTCGATGATGGTTGAGCATCTTCACTTTGTTCATTTTGCTCTTTATACCATTCGTTTATATAATTAAAAGTTAATCTTCTTAACCATATCGGCATGTTATACACAGTATGCCAGTCATAGCCACCTTTACCATGAAATACTATCTCGTGTATTTGCCGAAATAAGCTAGCTCTTGTTTGAGCTGCTGCCTCAGGCGTCAGGCCAAAAAAAGTTGATCGTCACCGGGACGTCGATGTCCTCCCCAACACCGTCTTCGTCCACATGATAGACTTTAAATTCAACATCTGGTTGTACTCTAGCGTATTCTTCTCTCAATGCTCTTGCATCTTGAGCAAGAAGACCTTGATCTACAAACTGTCTAATAGTTGCTGTCTCTCTATCTCCATTTACTGATGTAATTATATATTTCATCCTAGTTGATAGGGAAGCGCTACTCTCTCTATTGATTTTCTTTAAACCTTCTACTTCTCTGTCAATGTTTTTATCATCTCCATGAGTAAGTAATTTAAAAGTTACTTCATTACCACTTTTCGGTAGAGCAAAAGTAAACTCTCTTTGTCCTTGTTCAAGACTATCTAAATCTAACTCTTTATCTTTGATTTCAGTCAAATCTACAGTAATCTCTTTACCGTTATACTGGATATCGTAGTCTTTACCGTATGATAAGATACGTGCTGCAACCATAATTGCATTTTTGTCTCCAATAAGTAGATCGTTGTAGTTAAAATCGGATACGATTAGTGATTGTAATAACTTATCAATAACTACACCTTTTTCGATATAATTTTGATTCGTTAGAATGTCTTCCTCTTTGGCTGTCATATACTTCATTTCGACTTTACCACTGGCCAGAGGGTGATCGGATGGGTATAATTTACCTTTAGATGGAAGGTCTACCTGTTCGGTAGGGATTTGAAACTTAGGCTTTTCTGCCTTATTTGCTTGATTTTCCATAAATTATTAATAATTAAAACTAGTTTATATATAAATATAAGAACTTTATATTTTAGAACCAACTAAATATAAAAAAAAAGCCCCACAAGGGGGCTTCTTAATATATAATAAAGTATCTTAATCCTAGTAATTCAATATACAGTAATCCATGTTGATTGTAATTCCTAAATCAACTACTGCATCAGAAGACCAGTCAAACTGACCAAAGTCTCCATTTGTAACGAATGCACCTTTAATGATCCACTCTCCAATTACGTCCCCTACAGGACCTAATACGTTAAGAGTTAAATCTTTTTTGTAGAAATCTGAGTATCCAGCTCTACCAGTTACTGATTCGTATCCTAGTCTTGCCCATTCCATTACGGCTTGTGCTCCACTTGGAGTAATCGGATCGTATAGAGTCATAGTCATTTCTGCCCATTCTCTCTTTCCACGGATTTTTCTATATGAGTTAATATGGTCTAGCTTTACTACGTTATCTGTAAACGTAGGAGCTTTGACATTTTTTATCATGAAAGATGGAATTGCATCAATATACATGATAAATCTGTTTTGCACTTTCGGTTCGAAAGCTCTGAACATTATTTCGTTAGGATCTAATACTGCCATTTTGTGTTATCTTTATTATAAATATTCAACTTTTAAAATTATTCACCTAATGTTGCACCTGTTGGTAAGATTACGAAGTCAAGTGTAATGAATTCGGCTGTTTTTGCAGGCTGAATAAATATCTGCCCTACCAATTGGTTTCTGTCAATTACATCTGCGGTGTTATTTGTGTCATCCATTACTACTCTGTAAGCGTAAAGACCTTGTCTTTGTACTACTGATTCTAAGTAAGGATTAACATTTGCTAAGAAACTGTTTCTTGTAGCAATAGTATTCTGCTCAAATACTAATGATTTAGCTTGGTCTCCTAAGAATTTCTTAAGATCAATCAATAGTCTTCTTACATTTACTCTATCCAATGCTGATTTCTTCTTCTGTAGTGTCTTTTGACCGAATACTGAAATTCCGCTTCCTGGGAATGTAGCAATTGGATTTACATTGGCACTATATAGAGTGTCTCTTTGACCTCTAGTCAATTTTCTTTCTGCTTGAATTACATCTGATATTCCACCTCTAGTTAAACCAGCTGGTGCAAACCATGGTGCTGCAGCTCCGTCAGTGAATGTATATACACCTGGGATTACAACTGATGCAGGAACGAACTCTAATTTACCTGTAGATGATTGCATCTGCAGCCAAGGCCAGTAAGTAGCTGCATAAGAACTATTAACTGATGCTGCATTTCCTGCTGCATTAGATACTGAAGTTCCATAAGCAGATAAATCTACTACTGCAATATTGTCTCCTCTACTAGATGCTAAAGAAATAACTGCATCTAATTGTGTCTTGTGATCTCCGTAAGAATAAATTAATCCTGGAGCAGAAACGATATTGAAAACGTATTCGTCTTGGTTAGTTAAAATTGAAATAGCATCTGCATAGTCACTTGCCTCTAAACCTTGAGTATTTCCAGCTGAGATTTCAGAGAAATGTTTGTTAGGTTCAGTTGATTGATACAAGTCTCCTGTTGCACCGTGGAACGATCCAGAAGACGCAACTGGTAAAGAACCTGTATAAGCTGCTGTTCTTACTGAAACTCCATCGTTTGCTAAGTAATTAAGTGTTTGTCTGTCAACAGAAGCTACTCTAATGTAGTTAGATCTGTTAACGTATGATCCTACTGTAGAGATGTAAGTCTGTCCACCATCTGTAGATTTAGACTTGTACTGGTCTCCAATAATCTTAGCAATGTATCCTTCCGAGTTAGGATCTAAGCTAAGGTCGTTGAATGATTCAAGTACTGTCTTTTGACTTAAATTATCGTCACCTCTTCTGATCAATAATGAGAATGTACCGTTCTTTTCGTCAACGTTACCGATTTCCCATCTAATATTTTCTGCGCTACCGTCAACTAGTGACCCGTCGCTATTTTGTGATCCAGCATCACCTGCTCCTGTTGAGTTATTAAGGATAGCTCCCTTACCTAATGTTTGGATAGAGAACGGCGCTGCGCCGGCATCGGCTGCTGCTATAGTAGAGTTAGAAGCTCCAGTAAAGGAACCGTTTACTACTCTAGTAATAAGTGCCGAGTTACCTCCTTGCTCAAAGTAGGATTTAACTGCTAGTGATGTTAGAAATTCGTATTTGTTTGAACCTGATTCGAAAGTAACACCAAATTTACTTTGGTAGTCACCGTAAGAAGTAACCACTGTAGGTTCTTCAACTGGTCCGATTACTGTTGGTCCTATAAAAGCTGCACCAGCTTCTAATGGAGCAGGAGCAATAAAAGATCTATCTTGCTCTCTTGATAGTACCCCTGGGGAGATTAATGATTCTGCCATTTTATCTTAAATTAGATTATTCGTTCTCTTATAAATATCGTTAGTAAATCGAAAACAGATTTGCCTATCCGTGTGTTATTAACATTTATAAATAGGAAAAGAGGACCGAAAACCTCCTAAGAAAAAAATGTAAGTGAAAAAAGTTTCTACTTAAGTGAGTTAAACTCTCCAGTTTCAAGATTTACAGTACCTTTTCCGTACTTTTCTTCTAGAGCTTTTGATAAGTTAATTTCAGCATTTCTAAGTTTAGATAGGAAATCCTCTGCTCTTTCTTGTCTAGCTTCTAAATCTAAAGTACTGATGCCTATTCTACCAAACTCTTCAATGATTGCTGAGTTTTTTAGTTTAATGTCTTCAAGTGCTTTGATTTCTTCTTCTGCTAATTTAATTTTTTTTGCCATTACATTTTATTATTTGGTAAATTTAAATCTGTATCTAATATTACCGGCGTATTATTTTGTTTAAACCATTCAGTCCAAAAAATACTTCCTTCATAATTTTCTCCGTATTTATCAACTAATGTCTGGTCTAATTTATAAATAGCCGACTCTATATCATTTAATATAAGAAAGTTTTTTTTAAAAGCCAACGGATATCCGGAAAATAGTCGTTCGTCTATATTCTTATAATATACTGTACCGTAAAAGCAATCTTCTTTATTATACTCTTTTAATAAAGGTCGTGTTGCTAATTTAGCTTTTTCAAAATACCTTTTTAAGTCACCTTTATACTGAATGCTATCTCCTATAAAGTTAGGTTTAAACTTTACTATCTTACTATACATACTAATATTAGGTATGGTGCTCAAAGCTTTATATGTAGAGTAGAAATATGAATATAGTTTTTTATCGTATTTAGGACTTTCAGTTGTGATACTAAAGTTGTTAGTATATTTTTTATATCTCTGTAGTTTCTTTATCCACCTACTATTGTCATTATTATCCCAAGTGTGAACGTACAGATCGTTACCTTTAATAAAAGGAATAATATTATCAGATAAATCGTTTAAGTATCCTGAAATTATAATTGCATCCATTGGTTCATAGAGTTAGAACCTAACTCATATTTATTTCCAAATAATCGGCTAGGATACTTTTCATTATCAACGTAAAGAACGTAATTAGCGCCAGGTCGTGGTACTTTACTAAACCATTCATGACCATCCACTTCTCCTAACATTAGTTGCTGTTCTGTTAGGTCAGGTCTACTGTACATATCTGTTATCTGTGAAGCATAATGTTTAAGTTTAGGGGTATGTAAATTATCACCTCCTAATCCTAATTCCTTACTAAGGTATTTAGCGTATTCTAAATGCTGGTTAGTACTTGGATGACTTTCATCTTGTCTACCTTCCATATTATAAAAGTATAAAGGTTTTTCTAAAGGAAATCTCCAAATATATTCTTCTACACTTTCTAATGCTCCAACGTTCTTAAACGTCTGTTCTAACTGTTTAAAGGGATAATATTTGCTTATATAATCAGAATACTTTTCAAAAATACGGGTACTATAAGGTTCACCGTAGAATAACTCTATCCAGGGATCAAACATATTAAACGTAGCAAAATTACACCCGTACGTTAGACTTATTGCTTTTATAGCATTAACATAGTTTATAAGATTGTATGCTTCTGCTACTAAATTGAAATACTTGTCTACTATTTCCTCAGAGAAAGAATCCTGGTAGGATAAACTACCTGGTGTTGTCCAGTAGGTTTTATTATTAAATACGTGGTCCCATCTTCCAACACTAGACCACTGTACTATAACAGTATCGTTTGGTTTTGGTTTATACTTTTCAAATATATAAGCTGCAGTATGGAAAATAAATCTATTTCCTGCTCCGCTTAATGCGTAGTTAAATGTTTGGTTATAATCTGCTCCTAAAAAATCAGCATACGTAGGATTTACATATTGAGAATAACTACACCCAATTATGAAAAGCCTATTTTTTGAGTCTTGTGTTCCCATAATGGATTACCGAGATTGTATCGTTTGGGGCAACGAAAGATCTCCATGGATCCACGACTACCGAGCCATTGGGAAATTTGTAGTCATGATGTTTGCCCATATGCCCTAAAAGGTAAACAGCTTTATAGGGTGCTGGTTGATCATATTCTGGTACAATTCCTTGTTCTGCACAGAAGTGTCCTGTTAGTATGGATGTAGAGCCGTCTTCGTAATGTACATCTGGTTTATATGCTTTACCTAATATAATAATAGGAAGTGAATTATCTTTTGCTTCTTTAACTAAAACGTCTGCTAAATTTTTAGCTTGTTTTTCTCTGGCATTCATTATAGCATCAAATAAATCATAACCTAACCCTAATTGTTCTGCCATATATCTTAATGCAATATTATCTCTAGGATGACATCCTCCTCCATCTCCCATTCCTGCTTTCATATAAGAAGGTCCTAAAATTCTCTGAGTAGATCTTTCTAATGCTCCTGTAATAACATCTACGTTAATATTACCTGATTTTTCAGCAACATCTTGAATCATATTTACTAGAGCTACTTTTGTAGATATAAATGTATTATAGAATATTTTGATTCCTTCTGCTTCATCCCATGTACCTACTTCATATCTTGTACCTTCAGTAATAAATGTCTTATAGAATTCCAATAGTAATTTAGCATCTCCCGTAGTAGATCCATCTTCTGTTCCAATAATAATCATTTCAGGGTTTACCATATCCCATTTTACAGTTCCCATTGCTATTAAATAAGGATTGTATATAAAACGAGCATTATTAATTCTATCGATAAATTCTCTTCTAATTGTACCTGGTAGAACTGTTGATATTAGAACGACTAATTGATTTTTGTTTACGTATTTATTAACTTCATCTAATACGTCATTAACTATACCGTAATTAAAGTCTTTGTTTGGTAGATGTGCTGTAGGGTAGCGTCCATCGTAGTCTGGGTGATGTGGTGTAGGTACAGCAATAAAGATTAGTTCTCTGTCTTTACATACTTCTTCAATTGAAGGTACCATTTGGAAATTTTCTGGTTCGACTGTATTTATGTCGTATCCAATAACGTCATGTTTTTCTGCCATGACTTCGGCTGATTCTTTACCGAGTTTGCCAACTCCTATAAATCCTATTTTCATTGAAACTATATTAATCTGTTATAACAATATATAATATAAATAGCTAAAAAGCCACTAAATAGCTACTTTACATCTCCAGTACCTATTTTTCCTTTGGTAATGATATGCTAAATGAAAAAACTCTTTATCAGTCATTTCTTTTTTATCGTAGTGATCTAAAGTAAGCGTACTACCTTCAATACCTAAAGTATGTTTTACGGTATCTTCATTATAGGTTTTAACGAAAGGATATGTTCTATCATTAGTATGACACATATCAATATTTAAATCAATAGCATCCTGGACTTGTAGCTGTAGCTTATTCGAACAGAAATCAGACAATTCGTTTTTCAACTGTTCTTTATTTTGATAAAAAACAATACTTGTAGCTCCTTTGTATTCCCAAAATACATCATCATCCCCTAAAACCTGTCTACCCCAAAATTCTTGTTTATCAAACACTGCAGTTAAAGAATCAACTGTTTCTTGTAACTCTCTACCTATTAATGTATCTGTACCCATAAAGTACTCTAACATTTTTTCTATTATGTCAATATGTTTTAGTTCATATTTTGAATTCAAATACTCTAGTAAATAATGTCCCCAACCGTAATAATACATAACGATGAGTAGGTGAGATAATAAATGGCCTCTATATACCTCTACAGGATTGGCTGCGTTAGTTCCAATAACTCCCCAAGTCTTTTCGACTATATAATCTTCTAAATCATCTACACTTAAATAAAAAGTATCTAAAGGAACATCTCTAAACTGAAGGCCATGCTTTTCTATATAAGCAGGTTGACCCATTTCTGCATTAAAAGTCAATACTAATGGATGCACCATTAAGAAGTCTTTCTGGCCTAAATCAATTAATCTTTGAATACCGTCTTTTAAAGAATCGTAAGTCTCTTCAGGCATTGGCCATATTAATTCTGAATATGTAGGTATGTCTTCTTTTCTATATTTTTCTAAGTATTCAAATGCAGCATCATATTTAAGGTTTAATCTTCTTGAAGCATCTAAAGTTTCTTGATGGAGTGATTGCATAGCAAATGTAACTCCTTTAAATAATCGAGTACCAGCTTCTTTATCTAGCATTGCTATTTCATATATTCTATCAGAGTTTGCTTTAGCCCATGTAACATCCCAAAATTTAGGAAAACCAGTTTCTAATTTTTTCTTAATAACATACTTAGTTATATCTACATCTCTAGGCATTAATCCCCAGTTAGAATCACATACTGCTACATATTCTATTTTTCTATCTGCCATCCAGTCGATTTCTTTTTCAACTCTAGGCATATCAAAAGTTTTAATCTTTTGCCAATATAAATCTCCTATATCACAAAACGTACATCTATAAGGACATCCTCTTAACGTTTCATAAGTAACCTGCCACATTTGAGGTCCATGTTCTGCTTCAACTCTTTCCATTATCCAATCATAGAAACCTGTAAGTATAGGTGATGGGATTATATTTAAGTTTTCTGCTCTTTGAGGTAGGGCGCATAATTCACCTCCTTTTGGAAATACATGAGGAATATTATCATATTTCTCATTCTTAAGATATCTTCTAAGTATTTCTTTAGATGCTTGTTCTCCTTCACCCATTACAGCTATGTCAAACATAGGATACTTTTCGAAAAATTGCTTATCTCTTTTATCTACATTTGGTCCACCTGTTATAGTTAAACAGTTAGGGTACTTCTCTTTTACTAATCTAGCCAGTACCTTATTATACTCCCAATTCCAAACATAAGAACTGAGCATCATAACGTGAGGTTCTTTTTCTAAAGATTCAACATAATTCTGTGGACTCTTCTTTTCAATTAAAACATCTGCAACCTCAAAATTTTCTTTTACAGCCTTACTTGTACTAGCAAACATCCATTGATAGCTAATTGCTACTGGAAGGAAACTATTAGGTCCGTATTTATCCGCTACTTGTACTAAGTATAGGTTTTTCATTTATGAGGTTTATATCCTAAATTATTATATATTTCTTTAACTATATCAACTATAGGTAGAGCAGTACCGAATTGATCTGGGCGGCATTTAAAATCATTAGCAAGGGTATCGTGAAATACCTTTTTATTATGTTTAACAATTGCATCCATATGTTTTCTAGCATCCTCTAATTCTTTATCAGACATAGAACATATAGATTGAAGTACTTTAGTTACTGCAACAACTCTGTCTCCTTCTGAGATGATATTATCATATGATTCGTCCCAAACCTCACTAAAGGTAATATATCCCATATCTTGAAGCTTCTTTAGAGAATGAGGATTACCCATAATAATAAACGGATGACCTACACTAATAGGTTTCCATATTTTTTCAGAAAAGAATAAACAACCTGTATCCATTAAAGTTTCAGAAACTACAGATACAAAGGTATCTTCGTAATTAGATATCATAAAATTCTGTGCTAAATTCTGATCTGTAGGTACATCTATTGTTATGTTTCCTTTCTGTTTAAACCTTTCGTACTTTTTATTACTTGCTATCCTATGCCCGTAAAATGTACCTGGTTGAAAGTTGAGTCCTTTGTGATTTGGGAATCTTAAGCTTACTAATCCTTTTTTAAGTATCTTAGCTTGGTCTAATAGGTATCCAAATAATAACCTATGAAAACGAGGCTGTCTATTATAAGAAAGAAAGTATTTATTTTCTTTATTTGAGTAAGCATCAAAAGGTACAACCTTCTCTACGTTTTGTGTGTATTCTTCTGGTGGAGTAAAGAAATTTTCAAATGAACTAACACCGTATGCATTAATTTTTAAATTATTTCTTTCAACATATTCTTTACATATTAGATTACCGGAAATAACAGTAACACTGTATTCAGGTAATTCTTCTTTTATTCTCCATCTCTCAATTATATCAAATTCTGTATTAGGGTTATGGAGGTACTTACCTTCTGTGGTACATTCTACGATTAGAGCACACTTACCTTTCTTTACATCTTCTAATACTAATTTAGAAATACAAGAAAAGCCTGTGTTTAGATTTCTTCTGAAATAATCATGGTGGAAAATTCTTATTATATAGATATGTTTATTGTCCCCTATGTCATGTATCTCAACATCTTCAAAGTCATCGTGAAAAGTAAGAGAATAATGGGTTTTATTAAAGTTTTTTGGATTTTTTATATAGTCGTCAACAAATTCATCTGTAATCGTATTGAGAATAGAAGGTTGTTCTTGACTTTCTTCAAAATTCCATGTTCTTGAAGTCCCATTCGGTCTATTGTGCCCTAAAATACTATCCCAGGGCTCTCTACTACATAATATTTTCCCCATTTCCTAAATTTTCGTAAATATTCCAAAATGTGCGAAGTAAGTCTTCAGGTTTTTCACTAGTTCCATATCCCCATTTAGTCATTACAGTTCTATAGTGAAGAGCCTTATTATAATCTAATACTTCTTCCATTTCTTTTCTGATATTAATGAGCTCATCTTTGCTTTTTTTACTTAGCCTGATTAACTCTTTAGTTATCATTTCTATTCTTATTCTATACTCATAAACATGATCATAACTTTCATCCCACCATTTGTCAAATGTTTTATACCCTAAATTTCTCAAATAATTTAGAGTTCCTGGATTGCCTATAACAAAGAACGGGTGTCCTAGTTGTAAGGCTTTCCAGGTTTTCTCAGATATAAATAATGTTCCTTCTTCAACTAGTGTTTCTGTTATTACGGAACAAAAAGTCTGTTCAAAATCTTGAGTTTCTATGTTACATGCAAGATTGAAAAATAACTTTTTACCTATCTCTATAGGTAGTAGTTTATCTAGTTTACTATATTCTCTATCTCTAATGCCTTCTCCTCTTAATGTGTTATTAGGTGACCACCAATCAGGTTTACCTAAACTTACTAATCCTTTATCTAGCAAATCGTACTCTATTAACTTAGCACCTAAATATACTCTATTTTTTCTTGGATTTCTGTTATAGCTTAAGAATAAATACTTATCATCTTTAGGTTCGAACTTAATTAAAGGTAAGTCGAGTTTATCTGAATTCCAATTATCAAAAGAATTAAATGAATGCATTACTAGTCCTGAGCCTTTAACGTGGTCGTGATTATTGGCTGTAAGATTACCTGTAAAGAAGTGTACAGAGCCTTCAGGAAAATGTGACTTCTTTCTCCATTCCTCTACTATGATAAAGTCTTCATTGCCTTCCATTCCGGAATAACCTTCCCAAGGGTAAAATACAACTACAGCTGCATTACCATTACGAACATCATTTTGATATTGCTTATCAATTAATGTAAACCCTAAATCTCTATTTAATCTAAAAAAATCAGGATTAAACACACATATTACATATAAATGTTTTTCACCTACTAACTCTTCTTTAAATTTAAACTTACAGTGATTAGAATCTAGAACATGTGGCTGGTGCTGGTTCTGTAGTTTTTTTGCATCAAACCATTCACCTGTTTCGCTAAAGAAGTTCCATATTCCTAAGTTATAAGGATAATGTAGTTTACCTGTTTCTTCTCTGTACCATGTTCTAGAAGAACCGTTAGGTCGAGGACCACCTAATAGGGAATCATAACTTTCCTGGCTGAAGTTCATTTCACACCAGTCCATCATATCCCAAGTTGTAGGAATAGGTAAGTATCTTTCTACTTTATCTTGTTCCATTGTAATACTTTTCTTTTATTACCTTTGCTAATGTATCAGCAATAAGTGAATGTCCTTTAGGTGATGGGTGAGAGCAAGGTGTTATAAGACCTTTAGGAGTAAAGCTTTTCATTTCTTTCGGCCAGTGGTACCACGCGTGATTTTTTCCACATAAATCTCCTCTTCCTTCTGCATCTAATAAAACATCAATCATTTGCTCTCTATTATTAGGTAACTTAACTAAATTATCCCATTCAATAGAGTCTATCAACTGAGGTAACATATTTGTTTCGTCATACAGAGGTTCATATTCAAGTGCTTCACTCATTCTCTGTTTATTAAAGTCATACGTAAATGAATTAACTAACATTAGTTCAGCATTATTATATTTACACCAATTTTGTACTTCAACTATATTGCTTATTATCTCTAAAGCTGCTGTTCGTTCTGAATATACTTCGGTTGCGTATCCTCTCCACAGGTTTTTATTACCGGGTGAATCGTTTTCTGCAGGTTCATGAGGCCATATAGTATGAAAGTAGTCATGTGCACTATGAGGATACCTATTAAAGAAGTCAAATCTAACCATTTGGCCAACAAAAAATATAACTATCTTTTCTTTAGCTAAATGTAAATTTAAATCCGGATGAAGAGTAGTTAATGCTTTTACAGGACCTCTGTTACCGTTTCCTCTATATCCAAAATTAATTGGAGTAAATTCAGGAAAATGTTTTACACATAATTGGTTTACAAAAGCGTTTTTATATTCCTCATCTCTTACCTTATTGTATTCATCTGACTGAAATTCTGCTCTAGTCATTTTATCTTCCGACCAATCAAATTTCTCCCATGTCTTTTCAGACACTGCGCCTTGTCCTTCGACAAATGAATCTCCTAAAGCTATAATGAGCTTAGAATCTTCAGTTACATTAATACTTTTTCTAACTCTGTATTGCATAATCTATTAAGTAAGTGAAATCCTTTTGGAGGTTTAAATAAAGCATTGAATGTTAAAACATTCCTATTATATTCTACTCTTGATTTCATCCATTTAAAATGTTGAAGTGCTTCTCTATTATCAGCTAAGCTTCTACAGTTATCTACTATAAGTTCCATTCTTTCTATATTATCTAATTCATCGTAAGACTCATCAAATAAATGTTCAAAGGTTAGGTATCCTAATTTTCTTAATTCCTTCAAAGATCCTTTTGCACCTAATATCTGAAATGGATGACTACATGCTATAGGTTTAAATGTTTTTTCAGATAAAAATATAGACCGTTGTGAATCGTTATATTGAGCTTCACTAACAATAGTACACCAAGAATTTAGCATAGATTTTTCATTTAATCTGGCTATTTTATCTTGTGCATTATGAAGATTGTCTGTGCCATCCCATCTCATAGGAGTAAATTGATGTGAGTGCTCTAATTGAGTAACATCAGGCTTCCAACCATCTAAGTTAAGTGAATCATGAGGTCTTTCGTCCGCCCAAGGATTCATACTTACAAGTCCGTCGGGTAGTAATCCTGCATGGAATAATTTATTAAAGAATAAAATTCTATGATCTCTAGGTTTACGATTTAGGCAGTTAAAAGGTTTAATTAAATGTGGGTTATTAGTCTTATATTTTATATGATCGTCAAAAGAAGGTATATTTTGTCCAATGGAATTATAATGATCTATATTTAAATAAACATCGAATTCAAAATGAGTATACCCAATAGTACGTACACAATTTTTTCCTGTCTTTTTACTCCACTCTTCAGCTCTATCTTCTAATTGTGCATTACCGGTAAGTATAATAACATTATCGTAGTTGATATTTAATCTGTTACATTCTTCATGAAAAAATTCAAACATACTATCTGTATGATAACCTTCTAATGTATTATCGAAAAGAATATACGCTCTGCCTTCTCTTAAGTGTTTTAGATATGTTTCATTTATAAGATTAAATATCGAATCGTACGGACCTTTATAACCTACCCATACCTCAGGTGATTCATGTACTCCTACTGGGATTAAATATTTAATGCTTGGATCTTTAATTACATCATCAATTGAATATGTATTTATTTCCCACTTATGTTTTTCAGTACCTTTTTGAAAAAATACCCAATCTTCATCGACTTTAGTATGAAGGTTTCTGTGTTCAGTACATAGAATGTTCATACGATTAGCATACGGAGAAACACATATCCTACTCTGATCATTTAAATCTCCGTTGCCGGCTAAATTTAATTGTTTTTCTTTATTTTCAAATACTAGGTTCATCCTTCCAGTAGCTATAAAGCCCTTTATCTATTTCGTAATTTTCCCAAAAGAATCTCTTTCGTTTAGGTTGTTTTTGTGCCCAGTCCCACATTTGTTTTAATCCCTCATATAGGTCTACGTTAAATTCGTATCCTAATATTTCTTGAGATTTTGCCCATGTTGGATAAGCATCTTTTACTTCGTGTCTGCCCTCTACATATTCTATGTTACCATTCTTAATTACATCTCTTAGAATAGCATTAGATTCGTTAATACTATAAAACTTAGTACCTCCTAAGTTAATAATCTGTTTTGATGCTTCTTTTAATTTAGAAGCTTTATAAAGAGGTTCCAAACAGTCTTCTATATTACTAAACGCTCTTGTCTGGGTACCATCTCCAAATATTGTCATTGCTTGGTCATTCATATACTGGTACATCCATATTCCAAGTACGTTTCTATATTTATCCCATATATTTTGTCCAATACCGTAAACATTATGTGGTCTAATTATACACCAGTCTAGACCATGTTGTTCTCCTGCTACTTGTATATCCATCTCGCATGCATATTTTGCAATACCGTATGGGTCTATAGGTTTTGGAATATCAGCTTCATCAAATGGTCTTTTACCTTCCCACCCATGACCGTATACAGCCATTGAAGAAGTAAATACTAATCTTTTTACTCCAGATTTTATACATTCATTTACTATCTTAGCAGTAGCAATAACGTTATTATTATAATTATATGTTCTTATAAAAGGTGATAAACCTTCTGCAGCATAAGCAGCAAAATGAAAGACATAATCTGGTTGATGAGCAGAGAAGATTCCTTGTATATTTTCTTTTGCAAGATCAGTTTCATAAAAGATAGTATCTTTATGTACATTTTCTCTAAAACCACCAGATAAATTATCTATACCTACTATCGTTACATTAGGGTGATTTTTTCTATAGTAATCAGCTAATCTGCTTCCAAGTAAACCGGCAATACCTGTTATTAATATTGTTTCTTTATTCATGTTCTTTCTTTGAAATTTTGTATTAGGTGATCAATACCGTCTACATATTGAATAGGTTCTTCCTTTACTAGTTTTTCCATTTTACTAAAGTCTACTTTATAACTTCTACTATCATCAGGAGAGTAATACTTAACAGTAAAATCTAATTTATTTCTTGTTACCATTTTAAGTATAAGTTCTTGTTTAGTAGTATTCATAGAATTAAACCCAATATTAAGTATATCTTGAAAAGCATTTTTTTCAGATAATTCTTTAAGAACTACACAGAGTGTTTGTAAATTGATATTAGGTCTCCATGCTTCTGGGTCATATACTTCTAGGTATTGACTGAACAGGGCGTCTTTTACAAAATTGTTTACCAGTAGATCATTTCTTCCTACTCTGGATAGACCAAATAGAGTTGAAAGCCTAATAATTTTAAACCTATCTATATCGTACTTTTTAAGTAGATTTTCAGAATCTATTTTAAGTTTAGAGTATAATGAAGTGACTTTAGTTGGAGTTAACTCGCTTACTATTTCCTTTCTATATCCATAAACTGAACAGCTACTGAAGAATATTACTTCAGTGTTGTTATCTTTACATATATCTAAGGTCGTCTTTAATCCCTGTAAATGAGGTTGATGTAAAGGTATATCATTCATTTCGTTTAATCTAGGTGATGCCATAAAAAAGACATAGTCAGCTTGATTAAGTTCTGTTACGTACCTACCTATATTTTCTACATCATCCTGTATAAAGTTAACTGCGGGAATTTCTGGTTGTTGTTGCCCATATGTTAGGTTATCTATTACTGTTACTTTATGTCCTGCATCAGTTAAATTATAACATAATTGAGATCCTATAAAGCCTGCTCCTCCTATTAATGTAAATTTCATAATTAGTCTCTTACCATATCAGCAGTACAACAGTGAAAAGAACCTCCTAATGTTCTAGAGTGTCTAATCTTTAAGTCTAATGCTTCTATGTTATATTTTTTTAGTTCGTTAATTAATTCTGTTTGTCTATTATCCACACATACTGTATTTTCGTCTAATGAGATTAGATTTATACCTACCCATTCAGATGCTCTTAATACTCCTTTATATCCAATATCTACCATCGGAGGAGAATATATAATATCCCATCCTTTAAATAATTCTGGCATATTATTTTCGTTAACTCTTGCTGGATTAACAAGTGCTAGACCGTCTCTCAGAATAGCAATTGTAGAATCAATATGAGAATATGAATACATATTTTCTAAGTAATGTACCTTATATTTATCTCCTAGTAAATTCTTTAACCAAGTATATCCTTTATAGTTTCCTGTGTTAGAATTTAGGTATAATATGTCATCATTATGTCTGAGTATATTAGCTGCATCAAATACAGGCTCTACTTCAGTTAATGTAAGTTTATCTAAATCATCTCTTTGGTAAGAATCGTCTGTAAGTCTTGGTTTTGGTGCACATACCCATTTAGCTCCTTTATCCATATAATCAATAAACAGCTCTCTATAAGCATCAGTTTCAAACTGTCTAGACCTTAACGTCATAGGTGATTCTATAATGGTATCTCCAATGACTGTCATAGTATCTCTTGGGCAGAATGTATAGTATTGGTCTGTTTCCCAATAACCGTTAGAGACGGTTTTTTTAGTGTCTAGTATATTTGGTCTATGTACTATAGCTCCAAAGTCTTCTAGAGCTTCTGCTAATAAATCTAGGTCTTCAATAGATTCTTCATATACTTGAGGATCAAATAAACCTCTTTCAGAGGTAGGAATAGTATCTTTGTCTGCATAATTAATTGCATGTAAGTCAGTACCGTGAAATGGTTGATTAGCATTATCAACTCTTCCTACAATTACTTCACGTAGTCTGCTATATTCATTTTTTACATTAACCATTGTTGAATACTTTAAATTTAGTTAAGTTAGGATAATCTTTATATGTCCAATTTCTAGGTGGTTTAGCAACTGCATCGTGTATGCTATGTAATCCTTTTTGTGCTATTTCTGGGGTCATATAATAATGGTATCCTATTGTTTCTATTTCTTGTTTAGCCCAAGGGCCTGTTGAATTGTCTCTACCGTCATAAGCCATACATCTAAGTTCATGAGATGCTATTCTATTATCGGTAAGTATCATTCCTCCTCTTCCTAAGCTTAAGTGCTTTTGAAACTGAAAAGAAAGTACCATGAACGTACCTTTAATATACGAATTTTTTTTCCAATAAACAGCTGAATCTATAATATTATCAGTTATATAGTAGAAATCTTTCCATTCGTCGTGAATAAATGTACGTTTTATATTTAATTTATCTGCTAACATAGGAACAGAAAGGTAAGTATGGTAAGGAACTAATATCTCTTTTGCATTAGTATACCTTAAAGCAAGTTCTAGCCCATGAGTACAGCAATCTACAGCCACACCGTAATCTGCTCCGTAGAACTCAGCCACTTGTTTTTCGAATGCTCCTACCATGCCAAAACTCATACTAGTGTTGAATAATGTTTTAATGATTGTCTATACTCTTTTATAATAGAATCTTTACTATCGTGTATATATGAAAACGGTACTGGTTTAATTCTTTGAATTGAATCAAGCCATGTAGAATGAGGTGCACCAACTATAAAATTAGTTCCTGCTAAACACATCATATCTATTACGCTCTCTAATGCTACTCTGTTATGACATAATACATTATTAAAATTAACATCTTGAAGCAGATACTTTGGTAACATGTTTATCACGTCTCTTCTAGTGAATATTCTAGCTTTAAATTTATCTTTTAAATGTTCGTATTCTGATTCTAATAAATCACAGCTGATATAAAACTTTTGAGTTTCATTATACTCTAACATCTCTTTTATTATACCTGAGTATTTACTATCTTCCCAGTACTTGTATATTGTGTCGTTTATTTGAGTATAGTGTTCGTTTTCTCTTACACTATCAGGAAGTTCAGCATAATTTTTCTTTGTTTTATAAACTCCATTTCCTCTTCGTATATGTAATCCTACACACCCAGTTGAAATTTGTCTGATTGCTGATCTTAGTTGATGGTCTTTTATTTTGATTCTCTTGAGAGCAGAAGGAATTTTTAATTCCGCAGCCTTAGTTAGTATTGGTTCAATATATTCCCAATCAAATGAAGTGGTATACCTATTTTCAGGTAAATCATAAGTTGTGACATCTTTAATGTTAGTAAACTCCTTTGCTACTTTATTATTTACTTCTGGTAGCTCAGTAATTTTCTTTTCTTTATAATCAAAATCATATGTTGCTAACCATTGAGTTTCATCGTCTGTATTGCCTATATGTATTTTAGTTCTAGCTCCAGGTAGGTCTATGTACTTCATTTCATACCAGAAATTAGACTGTAGTTCGAGATGATGATCTGTATTAGAAGCATATTCAATCATATGACATGCATCATAGTGTAATAGTCTATTACCAAATCCTGTATCAAACGGTGTATGTCCACCGCCCCATGGTTCTGCTACTCTAATATATCTTCTTTTTATAGGATCTTTTGCCATTTAACTTTCCCTTTATCTTGTTTTTTATTTCTCTCTGCTATTGCTGGTGGTAGTGTTGGTTTTGCTTTACCGATATCAGGTTTATATTCTCCAGATTCGAAGTGAGTTATTCTACCATCATTCACTTTAACATCAGGTATTGTTTCATCTACTTCAATACTATCGTACCACTCTAAGAGTTCGGGGTCAGGGAAAGCTTCTCTAAAGTCATGTCCTTTTCTTTTATCGTATTGTGTATAAAAAGATTTAAAGTCATGAAAATGTTTAGATTTATCTTCTTCTGTTTCTACGTGTCCTTGCTCGACAACATCTATATAGTCTATCAACCTTTCGATTTGAGCTTTTTCATGGTCCATCATTAACGGATGTTCCTTTTTAATCTCATACCAGTCTGCTAATTTTTTATGTAATTTCTTTTTCTCACTATCAGGTAAATTTAATGGAGACATGAATGCTGGCCATCTAAGTATATTTAAATCAATACCTGGGTTATTCATTCCGTACTTTTCTTTAAGTACAAACATATCATCCATAAACTCAGTTATAGAGTATAAACATAGTGAATTTATAGTCATCATACAAATCACTTGTCTGAAGTTACCTTCTTCTATAACTTTTACTAAATTATTTCTCCATACATCCCATACTAATCCATCTCTAATATACTCGGCTTGAATACCAAAAGCTTCACAAGAAGTATATAAATCAAATTCTTTAATAGGGAGAGTATTAGACATATCAATTAATTTGTTAATTAATTTATCATGTACTCCTAAATTAGAGTTTACAGCTAATCTTAAATTAGGTGCTGGTACTTCTTGCATCTTATCTAGGAATTTCCAAAAATTAAATGATGCAGAAGGTTCTCCTCCTGTGACTCTTAACTCTTGTAAACCAGGTGCAAGGTCTGGCCACCATTCAATAAAAGCATCTACGTAAGGATTGTCTTTATTATTTTTGCCAAAAATATCAGCCCAAGAACCATCACTATGATAAGCTCCTGCAGAAGTCGTTTTAAATTTCTGATAAGGTCCGTTTTCTTCAATATCTTTTGCCCATGTAGTTGAGTAACCAGTATTACAGTAAGAACAAGCAAAGTTACAAGTTCTATCGAATGATACTTCTACTGTTTTTAAATTAACATCAGCATCCCAAGGTAGTTCAGCTAATTCTGCAATTTCTTCATCGGAGTATATTCTACTTTTAAAAACTCTATCTCCAATAGAATCATTACCTATATCTTCTACTTTCCAACAGTACGAACATTCTGCAGGTCTAACTCCTTCTAGCATCATCTTACGTATCTTCTTCTTGAACATAGTATTATGTAATGCTGAAGGATTAGTTTTAATCTCTTCTAAGTCTACCGGGTGAGGTAAAGGTAAGTGACAGGAGTTAGTAAACCCGTGTCCTAAATGTAAAGATGCATTAAGCCACTTTGCTGCACAAAAACTCTTACTTACAGAGTCTAGATGTTCCGTTCTCCATTTTACTAAATTTTGATCTGCCATTTATATTTTATTCATAAAGTTACAATCTCCAGTTAAATCGACTGATTTATCATAAATATAATCCTCAAAGGTGTGATGGCAAAGTAATTTATCTTCTTGCGTAACCTTAAATTCATATAACTCAATATCAGTATAGTTTAAATTATACCCATTTTTAGGAAAGTTTCCAGCCCCAAAAATAATATGAGGGTCCATTTCAGTTGCAAAAGCTTTTTCAGTTAAGTCTACTTTATGTACCTCTCTACTATTAATAAATACTGTGAAACTTTGGTTTGGAATATGCTTCCAGGTAATTTTTAGTCTTACATCGTCAAATATAGCAAATGGTAGATCCCAGTACTCTGTTTTCTTATCTTCATTCATCATAGTAAACAGTAATCTACCTTCGTAAATATCAATTGCTGTATAATGAGGAAGTAAGGTAAATAGAGTTCCTATCACTCCTTCTACTTTTTTTACTTTTAAATCAAAGTATACTTCAAACGGATTTAATCCAGTAAGTATTTTATTTGCAGGATACTCTGGGAAGGTATCACAAATATGACTTGGCCAAAAGACCCACGGATTACCACTACTTATATTCAGCATACATTTTATCTAATTTAGGAAAAGTCTCTAAGAAATTTGTTCCTCTTCTTTTATCCAATTCGTCAACAAATATTACAAAGTCTTCTCTATTCTTTTCTATATCATATAAAGCACTATGAGCCTTTGAATAATCATATATACGTTTGATCTTCTGAATTTCAACATTAGTAAATCCATATGCT